GTGCGACCCCCCAAGGCCTGCTAGAGATTTGGACCCCCCACCCCCATCCGAGCTGCTCGAGCGCGGATGCCCTTCGACGTGTTGTGCGGGTTGCAGAGGCACTGACCGTTCTTCGGATCGAGCGGGTCGCCGCCGTCTTTGCGCTCGACGATGTGATCGGCGAGCATCTGATCGCCGTTGGCCTTGGAGCGGGTGCAGCGCTTGCCGTCCTCCACCCATTCACAACGCCACCCTGCGCGATTGCGGACCGCCAGGCTCCAGGCTCGATGCTCGGGCGTCTGCAGCTCCGGGTCGGCGCGCTTCGGCGCTACCTTCACCTTGCGCAGGTCACGCGCCAACACACGCGACTGCAGCGTCCGCAACTTTGCCACTTCGGGAATCGCTTCCAATGCGGCGAAGCTTCAAACCCTGCTTCGCCTGGGGCCGATGGCACTGGCTGGGCTATGATGGCCTGCCGCGCTCTGTCGACTCGTCCTGGGGCGCAGTGGCTACGCCGATTCTCTCGATATCCGCAAGAGGGACGCTGACCGGCACGCGCCCACCGAACAGGCTCATCATCACCCATGCCCGGAACGTCCCATCCTCGCCCTCATAGTCGCCGGTGCGGCCGGCGAGCTGCCCCGCCGTGACCCTCACCGGATCACCAGGTTCTAGCGCCATGGCCTGTTTCACCCGCTCGGCGAGCACTCGCTCGCGCGCCTTGGGCGACAGCCCGAAGAGATCGCGCAGCTCGGCAAACTCCTTTTCGAGCACGGGCCAAGGCCGCTCCATCCCGCCGAGCACGTCGAGGCAGCCGTCGATCTTCTTGATGCCGTGCCAATGCTCCGGGCACGATACGATGTGCACGAATACATAGCCGATCAGGCAGGGCCGCATCTCGTCCTTCCGGACCATCCGGCCGCCGGCGACGCGCCGCTTCACGACACGCTTCTCCTCCGGCATCCACCGATCGATGCCGGCTTCAGCGAGCGAATTGTCCACAGCCTTGTCCTGACCTGGTGCGACGCGCACCACATACCACCGCCTCTCAGGAGCAACCTCTCCGGCCGCAGCGAGCAGTGCCTGGCCGCGACGGGTCAGCTGTTGCTGCCGCTGCACGAACGCCAGCCGAGGTGCCGCCTCGATCGGCTGGCCGGCGCGATCGAGCCAGACGCGTTCGCTCTTACCCACCCGATCGACCATCATGCTGCCTTCCCCGTTTCCGTGCCCTTCAGCGCCTGCTCGAAGGCATGCAACCCGTCCGCTCCGTCGGCCGGGAAGTAGACCCATTTGATCCATCCGAGATCCGGCAGCCACGGCCAGCCGCGCGCTGCATGCAGGTCCTTCCAGGCGAGCCAGGTCGCACTGCCGACCTCGACCGGCACGAAGCCAGAGGCGAGCTCTGCCAGCGTCGGATCGACGATCGCCACCGTGCGGAAGCGCAGCTGGTCGTGCAGCCGGTTCACGGCCGGGTAGCCGACCTGGGCGAGCTTGTCGCGCCTCAGCTCATCGGCATTGGCCTTGCCGTCGAGGACGAGCTTTTCCTCGAAGCTGGTGAGCTTGGTCGAGACCGTCGCCACCGGCCCGCCGAGCAGGGCCTTCAGCCGTAGCGCCATCCACGCCTTGCCGAGCGGTTTTGCCTCGACCGGCTCGGCCTTCGGCCCTGAATTGCGTGCCGCCTCGATGAACGGTTTCCACATGGCCTGCCCGATGAAGGTCGCCACCGCGCAAGGGTGCGAGACGCCATCCTTTCGGCATTGCTCGAGGAAGAGCGGCACCGTCGGCGCGCATTCCTCCATCTCGGCCCAGCTGAGCTTGCCCCATGCCGCCAGCATCGGCGGCTTCGGCGAGACGTCGAAGCGCTTCCAGTGCTTGAACGTGGCGTAGAACAGCGCCTCGGCGCGCTTGGTCAGCCCTTCTGGACCATTTTCCTCGCGCCCGCGCTCTTTCTCAACTGGACTGGTATCTGGAGAGGTTACTGGACTGGTCTTATCCTGGTGGAGCTGCTCCACCACCTTCGACCCCTCAATTCCACCACCTTCACCCCTGGATTCCACCACCTCGCCGGCGTCGGAAGGTGGTGGAGTAGCGCCACCACCTTTTTCGGGGTCTTCCTCTGTCCCTGTCGCGCCGCCGCTCCCCGCCTCTTGCTCGTCGTCGAAGGGCAGGCAAGGCGCATCGAGATCGCGCGAGGGCCAGCGCGCCACATATTCGCTGCGCTTCCATTTCTGGCCGCGATAGCCGTGCTGGCCGATGCCGATCCAGCCCGCCTCCCGCGCCACAGCGAGGTGCTTCAGCACCGTCTTCTTGTCGAGTCCGCTATAGCGGCAGATATCGGCGACGGAGGGGTAGCAGCCTTCGCCGAGCTCGTTCATGAACATGCCGAGCGTGTGCAGCACGGCCTTGGTCGTGGCCGGCAGGTCCGACGAGGCGAAGGCGTGGCGCCAGCTCCAAGCGCGTGAAGATTCGCTCATCGCTGCCGTTCCTCGCGTCTGGCGCCGCGAAGCATCCACCAGCGACTGCGCTTCCAGAGAACCTGCCCACCATTGACCACATAACGCTCACCCTCGAACTCAACGACGTCGTCGGACGTCAAACGCGTCTTGATCTGGTCCCATTCCTCGAACCCGCGTTTGCCCTCGCGCAGGATCCCGGAAGCGTCGCGCCAATAGCTCTTCCGCAGCTGCAGGATGTGCGGGAAGTGGTAGAAGATGACCGTCTGGATGTAGCAGCAGAAGGGCGCCGCCTTGGGTGGCGAAGGTGCCTTGGTCAGCAGCGGCTCCCAGATGCGAATCCGCATCGGGCTGAGGCGCTCGACCAGGCAATCGGTAAGGTCGATCCCTGCAATCTGCTTGTACCGGAAGAATGTGTTTTCCAGCGGCTTGAGCCGGCCGGCAACACCATTCGGCTGCAGTGCCTCATCTCTGACGACCTTGTCACTCTTGCTCTTGGGCGAGGCGCGGAACGCGGCGAAATCGGCGATCGAGGTCATACCCCGGCACCCACAAGCGTGCGCACCATGACAACGTATTTCGTCTCGAAGCCGGCTTTCCGGCCGAGCGCTTGCATCGGCGCATTAGCGAGCATCGTGCCGAAATGGATCTCTGTCAGACCCAGCTCAGCGGCTTCCGCCGCAACCGCGTCCAGGAGCCCAGCACCCAGGCCACGCCGGCGGTGCTCCGGCGCGACGAACAGGATGTCGAGGTAGAGGAACGGCCGCCCTTCCGGATTCCAGAACACTGCGCAGCCGACGACTGTACCGCCCTCATAGGCGAAGAAGGCGTCTTCACATCCGGTCAGCGGCGCGCGATCGCGCGGGATGGCACCTTCTTCCTGGCCCTGCGCCGTCAGGCGCGTGGCAATGGCAAAAGCCTCAGGCTCGTCGAGCGAATGAACCCGCCGATTAATCATCTAAGCCGCCTCCCGATATTCCTGCTCGCCCCATGACAGCGGCGGGCGGTAATTGGCGACGATGTGCGCCGCGGCGGTGAAGCGCGTGACCGAGTTGCCGATCTTGTGGCGCTGCTCGGTCTCGGAGAGCCTCTTTCCGTTCACGATCGGGTCAAGCACGTAGGAATCGGGGAAGCTCTGCGCGCGTGCGAGCTCGCGCGGCGTGAGCATGCGCATTCCGATGTCGACGATGATGAAGGTGACGCCTCGGATGATGACGGTGACGAAGTCGCCGCCGTCCCAGCAGCCGTGGAAGCGGAGGAACTCCGCGACCTGGCGGGCGCGGGCGAGCTGTCGCTCGGAGAGCGGCGGAACGGCCGCCTCGACTTGAGTCGCCGCGAAGCGGTCCTTCGTTCCCGCGACCCCCAGCGGTTCATCGGCCGGCGAAGCGACACTTTGACCGAAGTACGCCGTCACCAGCGGCAGCGTCACCACGGCGGAGTGCTGGCCACCGGCACAGATCGAATCGTGCGCATCGGTGCACGGCCCGTCGCGGCGATCGCTGCCCTTCAGCGACAGCATGTGCGCCGCCATCAAACCGTGCGCGCTGGTGCCGGTGGCGGCCGAAAGCGGATCGCCGGCCGGGCGCGCGTCCGAGCGGCCGTGCATCTCCACGATCGAGGCCGCGACGACGCCTTGCGTGCAGCCCTTCTGCACGATGGTCGAGACCGGACGGCCGGCCGAGTGCCCTTCCTCACCCGTATTGTGCTGCGCCAGATAGACGGCCGCGAGGCTGCCCTGGTTGCCGTCCGGCACCGGGGTCGGCATCGGCCGGTCGATCGGGAGCGATCGCGGCTCCTGCCCCTCACGCTCGCCGTAGCGAGGCACCAGATAGGGCACTGCGAGCGAATGCGTCGGCGATGTCGTCGCGGCTCCCAGCGGCTGTGTCACAGCCCGGCCCGCCCGGTGATACTGCGCGCCGTCCGGCTTCGTGTCATTGTTCTGGACAGCCACGAAGGGAGCGATCACCGCTTGGGCGATCTGGTTGGTGTCGCCGTCAGACGCGGCGATCGTGTGCAGCGGCTCGCCGGCCGGCCGGTTGCCGCCACCATGCTGGCCGCGGCTGACGAACGGCACCGCCGACGTCTCGACCACGCCCAGAGGCGAGGCGCCGCCAGGCCGCTTGATGAAGCTGTTGGCCGTCGCGGTCGGCGCCGGCGCCGTCACCGGCCTGCCGTCGCTGTCGCCGCGAAACACCGCAACGTGCGGCAGGACGAGACCGTGCGCGTCCCGCGCCCTGGCGACGGTGGCGAACGGCTCGCCGAGCGGTTGCCCGCGGAACCCGTCGCCGGCATGGTTGCAGGTCGCCACGAAGGCCTCGTCGCCGGCATCGATCACATGCCGCTTCACGCCCTTGGCCAGCCGCGCGTCGGTCTTGAAGGCGAGCGGCCGGATCAGCCGCTTTCCGGTCCGGCGTGTATAATCGCGGGCTTCCGCCTTGGTCATGAAGATCGACGGGCAGTCCAGCGAGAAGTCGATGATGTCGGCGGCGACGGGCCAGGGCTTGAGCTTGCCGCATTTCACGGCTTCAGATTTCGGGTCGCCGTGCGTCTGGTCGGGAAACTCGACCCGCTCCCCATCGCGGCGGAACACCAGGTAGAGCCTCTTGCGGATGGTCGGGTCGCCGTGCCGGCAGGACATCTCCTCGTGCCAGCCGGCCGAATAGCCGAACTGCTTGCAGACCGTGCGCACGAAACGATGGAATATCTCGCCCTCGCGGCTCCTGTCGCGCTCGTAACCCTTGCCGTCGGCCCGCTCGACCAGCGGGCTCCACTTGGAGAAGGCCGGAACGTTTTCGAGAAAGATGCACCATGGCCGCTGCCAGTCCGGCAGTTCCTTCAGCCAGCGCACCAGCACCCAGGCAAGATCGCGCACCGAGCGCGAGGTGATCGGGCCGCCCTTGGCCGGCGAATGGTCGCGGCAGTCCGGCGAGAGCCAGAGCAGGCCGAAGAAATTGTCGCCCAGGATCTCGCGCAGCGACACTTTCCACACATTGTGGGGAAGGTGTTTGGTGCGCGGATGGTTGGCTTCGTGCATGGCGAGCGCCGGCTCGTCATGGTTGATGGCGTAGTGCACCAGCGTGTCGTGCCCGGCCGGCAGCAGGCCCATGCGCGACAGGATTTCGAGCGCCAGCTCGATGCCGTTCGATGCCCCGCCACCGCCGGCGAAGCTGTCGACCACGGCCACCTTGCGCGGGCCGCAAAGAGGCGGCGGGGCGACTGGAAGCCGATGCTGCCTGCCCGGCCGCATGCGCCCGCGCGCCGGCAGGCACGGCAGCGGCTTGCCCCTCTGGGCCGGGGCTTCGAGCATGAATTGTGCGTTCAAGCCGCGACCTCCCCGAAAAGACGGAGCTGGCGCGGCTGACGCGACAGCGCCTTGACTTCACGTCGCGCCCGTTGCGCACCGTCGAACAGCATCCAGTAAAAGTCATTGCTGCCCCGCCGGGCTGCGCATTCGCGCAAGAGCACGCGGGCGTAGAAGATCAGGAAGGCACGGTCCCGCTTCATCCCGCGCGCCTCCACGCCTCGAACTCCCGGCGCAGCCGCACCCAGGCTTCAGCTGACAGCCCGCCATGGTTGAGCTCGCGCCGGCTGGTGATGCCGAGCAGGCTGCGCAGCTTCTGCGTGGCGCGCTCGTCGGTGGCCGGGCTTTCCAGCCCGTGCCGTTCCATCAGGAAGCGCTTGAAGGCCGGGTCGCCGCATTTCATCGCGGCTTCGGCCGCATGGTTCTTCCCGCCCGTCTCCGCGTCGGCATAGGCCTCGAGCGGCGCGAAGGGCCTTGGGCCCGCACCCTCGTCCGCCGCCTCGCGCAGCAGCGCGTGCACCGCTTCCATCTCGTCGTCGGTCGGCTCGCGGTCGAAGATCACGAACAGTGTGCGCGGATCGTCCGGCTGCCGTCCGACATGCATGGCGCGCGGCAGGCTCATATCTCGCCTCTCCGCCGCGCTTCGAGCGCCTCACGGTAGAGCCGCGAGAAGGTTTCGCCCGAGCGCTTGAACAATTTCCCCAGTTGCTCGCGGGAGAGCCCCGGGCAGGCGTCCACGACACCGAGAACCGCCTCCAGGCGTGCGAGCCTCGCCACCGGGCTCTTCGAGGCGCTGATGATTGCCGCCACCGGAACGCCACGCCGGTCGGCAGCCTCGCGCATGGCGCGACCGGCGCTCTTGCCGCGCTTCGCCGGCGCGGCCTCGAGCGCGGCGAAGTCGGGCAGCGTGGCGAGGAGCGCCTGCGCCTCGATGCGAGCGGCCGCGATTCGCTTTCTCGCCGCAGCGTGCGCGGCGGCGATCTGCTGCTGCCCGGCGCGCACAGCGTCGTGGATCAGCGCCAGTGCCGCCGCCTGCTCGTCGCGCGGCGCCGATGCCTGGCGCCCGGGCGGCAGCGGCGCGTCGGGCGAGCTGAGCACATTCCACGACTTTCGCGCGCGCGCTTCCTCGCGCCGGCAGATCCGGCTGAGCTCGGCATCCAGGCCGCCCCGCTCCCGCCGCAGCTTGACGTCGCCTTCCGGATCGTAGGAGACCCGCGCCATGGCTCAGGCGCCTCCCGCGGCAAACGCAGCGAACTCGGCCCGCACCTGCTCGAACAGTGGATTGGTATGCCGTCCGTCACGCCCGCGCTTGGCACACCATTCGGCCCGCCGCATCTCGATGAATTTTCGGCCGAGGTCGAAGGCCGCGCGCTGGCAGGCCTGGTCGAACACAGTCCGGTATTTGCACAGGATCGCATCGGAGACGGCGAGCAGCACCGCCGCGCGTGCGCGGTCGTCGGCCGCATTGTGCATCTGCGCGATGATCGGCAGCAGGCTGTCGGTGCAGTGGGCTTCGCCGCTCATCGCGCCACCACCGACTCACGAGCGCGCCACGCAGCCTCGCAGTCGCTCAGCCGCTCATCCATCTGCTCCTCGGTTTCGGGAAACAGATGCGCGTCGTTCACGAGCGCTTCGTAAAAGTCCCGCCACCAGTTCCTGATGGCCAGGTCGGGATGCTTGTAGCCGACGATCTCGGCGGCATGCATGAAATGCAGCTGGAAGTGGTGCGGCAGCTCGTCGACGTGACGGAGATAGGTGTCCCGCTGCCCGTCGAACGAATTCACCCGCAGCCGATCCCAGACTGCGACATCGCCATATGCGAGCGCACGCCGCTCGCTCGGCGTCAGCGCCGGGTCGAAGGCCGCGGCGTGGTGCATGTCGTAGGGACCGGTGAAGCTGCCCCCGCCGCCGACGAAGGGGTCGGTCAGGGCCTTGCCGTCGAAGGCCGAGACGAGGACGCAGCGCCGGTACCAGCGCAACAGCACCTTGACCGGATGATCCTTGCGGATGCCGTCTGGCGCTCTCACCGCGGCGAACAGCACCGATTGCTGCATGATCGACAGCCCGCACACCCACGCCTGCTGGGCTGGAAAACCGGCCAAGCCGTTCATGCGCGCGCCTCCTGTTTCACGTGAGCGGAGGTGCAACGTGCTGATTTTTCAGGGCTCGGCTTCTGGTAATAGCGCCGCGCCGAGAGCCCGAATGCGTCGCACATGGCGAGCACCTTCTCGATGCTGACATTGGTTCCGGATGAGGCGCGCGAGAGATCGGTCGAAGTTACGCCCACCTCTTCGGCGAGCGGCCTCAGCGCCCGCCCTGCAATGCCCTTGCGCACGTCGCGGCCAAAGCGCCGCCAGTCGAAGCCGGCCCGCATCAGCGCTGCCCTCCATCATCCGTCAGGGTAATTCCATGGTCGGCCACCACATGGCCGAGCGCGCCCCACAGCCGCACGCGCGGCTTGGCCCTGGTCAGGTGCCCGGCGATCGCCGCGCGCATGTCGTAGACGTCGACGCCGGCCGCCTTGCGCAGCCAGTTGAGCGCCTTCGCCGCCGGCGCCTCGCTGCCCGAATGGCGGTAGCGCGCATGCAGGAAGAACCGCAGCATCTCGGGCGAAAAGTCGGGCTTCATGCCGCTGCCTCCGCTTCCAGCGCCGCGAACATGTCGGGCACCGCGACCTTGGCTTCGGCCTGGCGGCAGTAATTGAGCCCGTCATGGAAATAGGTGGCGGAGAGTTCCGAGGCCTGCCCGCGCCGGCCCTTCAGGATCGCCCGGTAGGGCACCGTCATCAGCCCGCCGAACGGGTCGTAGATCGTCTCGCCCGGGTTCGAGTAGCGCTCGATCAGCCGGTCGACGATGTCGAACTGCAACGGGCAGACATGCTTCTCGAGGTTCTTCTGCGCCTGCTGCCCGTTCAGCGTGAACATGCGCACGATGTCGGTCCACACCGCCGGATGTTTCGACGGCGGGTCGAGCGTCATGTAGGTCTTCGACAGATTGTCGCGCTCGGCCAGCTCCTCGCCGAGCCGCACATGTGCGGCGAAATCGTAAGGGCCTCCGCCATCCTCGAAGAGGCGCTTGAACAGAGCCGATGTCGACTTGCTGCCGAGCTTCACCAGCTCGGCCGTGGTCAGGAGCCGGTTGCCGGATGACGGCCAGAAGGCATGCGCGTCGAGCTGCCAGCGCGCCAGCGTATAGCCGCTGTCCGGCACTTGGCTGCGCTTGTCGCCGTCGCTCCAGCGCTGCCGGCTGCCGTCGGCGGCGATCACCAGCGGCTTGTCATGCACCACCGGCAGGTCGGCATAGCCCTTGCTCTGGTCGCTTTGCGGCCGGCGGAAGATGAGCACGTATTCGGGACAGCCGACGCCCATCTTGGTGGCGTCCTTCATCATCTCCGAATAGCTGAGCCGATAGGTCTGGTTGTTCTCGCGCACCACGTCGGTGACGACGGTGATCATGCCGAAATACTGGAAGCCGTGGGCGAGGTAGTGGAAGATCGCTTCGGCGTGGAAGGGCGAGATGGTCGGCACGCCCTCGCCGGTCACGTTGCCGAACAGCACCCGGTCCTTGACGTGGATGCAGGCGAGCCGCCCCGGCTGCAGGATCCGGTAGAGCTCCGGCGTCAGGAAATCCATCTGCCGCCAGAAATGGCCATTGTCTTCGGTGTGGCCGAAATCATTGTAGCTGGCGCAATATTCGAAATGGTTGGCGAACGGGATCGAGGTCACGATCTGCCCGACTGACGCGTCCGCCGTCAGCTTCGCCTCCTCGACCGCGTCATTGTGCGCGACGCGGAAGAACTGGCCTTCCTCGACCCGCCGCATGACCCCGATCGAGCGCGTTAGCAAATCTTCGGCCGGCAGGCCTGCGAGCCCGTAGCGGCGGATGATCTCCGCCATGCGGCCCATCATGGAATCGTGCTCGGCCCACTTGCCTTCGAGGCTCTTGCGCACCTCCCGCTCGGCTTCCGAGTAGATGATGTCGATGCGGCAGGCGTGATGCTGCCCGAAGCGCACGATGCGATGCACCGCCTGGATGAAGTCGTGAAACTTGAAGCCGATGCCGACGAAGATGGCGTGGTGGCAGTGTTTCTGGAAATTGTTGCCGGCGCCGCTCATCTCCGGCTTCGTGGCCAAGAAGGCGAACCGCCCTTCCTTGAAGCCGACGGCGTTCTCTTCGTTCGCGTCCAGGTCTTGGCTGCCGTAGATCGAGCGCACGCCGGGCACCGTCGCCTCGATCGCCTCGCGCTCCGCCTCGAGGTCGTGCCACAGCACCCGGTGCGCCGCAGGATCCTCGGCGATCAGTGCCTTCATCTTCTCGATCCGCGCCGGCAGGCTGTCGCGCTTGGCCGCGGCGGCCTGGCTCAAGCCCAGCGCGGTGTTTCGCAACAGCAGGCCTTGCCCGTCGCGGTCGACGCCGGCGGTGGAGTGGTCGATTGGCACCTCGTGCCAGCGCACCTCGAGCGGCGGCAGCCGGTACCCCTCATCGGGAAAGCCGAGATCGGCCGGGCTCTGCAGGAAGACGGCCCAGCTGTGCACCCACAGCCAGAACTCGTCGACCTTGTGCGGGTATAGCGTCAGGTCGCCGGCCGTCTCCGAGTTGCGCTGGAAGAAGCGCGTCAGCGCCTGGCCGGTGTCCATGATGCCGAGGAAGCCAGCATAGTGGATCAGCTCCTTGGTGCGGTTCGGCGAGGGCGTGGCGGTCGCGACGAACTTGAAGCGCACCTTGTCGAACAGCGGCAGGAAGGTCTGGAAGGTCTTGGTGCCGTAGCCGCGCAGCACTGCCGCCTCGTCGAGCGAGGCGGCGACGAAGCGCGACAGGTCGATCTTGCCGTCGCGCACGCTCTCGTAATTGGCGAGCCAGATGACGGAATCGTCGGCCCAGTCGATATCGCTGTCGCGCCGCACGAAGCGCAGCGTCGCGGCATGCTCCCCGGTGAAGCGTTCCGCGACCTCGGCGAAGAACTCGTGCCGCACGCCGAGCGGGATCACGATCAGGCGCGGCCCGCGGAAGCGCTTGCCGATCAGCCGCATGAGCTCGATCTGGATCGAGGTCTTGTGCAGCCCGAAGCTGGCAAAGATCGCGCGGCAGCCGCCGGCCGCGGCCCACCTCACGATCGCGCGGCAATGTGGGGCGAGCGCCGGGTTGATCTCGTCCAGCTCGACATGGAAGCCGGCGAGCTCGGCCAGCTTGATCTTGCCGCGGAGGAAATCGAGATAGGGATCGAGAGGCGCGGCGACGGTCGCGTTCATGCGGCCCTCGCGAAGCAAACGCCGGCTGTGCTATTCAGCGCCGCATGCGCGACATGGGCACCGGCGACTTCATCGTTCTTCTCGGAGGCGCCGCATTGGGCGGTTTTGCCTTTCTCGCCATTTCCGATTTCGCCATTGTGCGCGCCGACTGGTGCGTCGCTGGCGAGGCGGATTGCCTGCGCGAATGGATCGGAGCACTCAGCGGTTGGGCCGCGGCCATTGCCGCCGGCGCTACCATCACCTTCCTTGCCGGCCAAATGCGCGAGGCCCGCCGCCAGACGGCATTCGTCGTCGGAGATGCCCTGCCGACGGTCGAGCTGGAGGAGAGCGACGAAGGTTTTTCGGTGGTGGATGTGGTCATCACGAATTGGAACCGCCGGTCGATCGAAGTCGAGGACATTACAGCCGAGGGTCAGACCGTCTTTGGCAGCATCGAGTTCCAAGACCCAATGCTCCAGGTGCTCCAAACCGTGAATCCGGAAACGGAAGGCGTCCATTTCACTATTCCGGGATGGCTTGACCGGACCAAACCACCGCCCCGTGTGCGGGTCTCGATCCAGATGTTCGCAAAAAAAGATGGTCCGATAGAAGGGACGCTCAACGTCCCGGTTGGTGCTCGCGTCAAACTCAAGATCATCGGAGCGCGGCATGAACGCGTTGAGCTCATAGCCGAGAATCCAGAACATCTGACGATCTGACACGTTCATGCCGGCACCGCCTCGGCGGGCGGCGTTGCCGTTTCCGGCTGGTCCGCCTCGCCGCCCGCCTCGTCGGCCTCGTAACCCCACGCATCCCAGCCCGGCCGCGCACGCCGCGCGAAAAGCTCCAGCCGCGACACGCCCGGAAACAGCTTTTCGATCGTTTCGGCGAACACATCCGGCTTGGCCGAGTGCCTGCCCTTCTTCACCCGGAACACCGTCTCCGGCTGCGTGCCGGGCAGCGGCGAGGCGATGTCGCCGCGACGGCCGATCAGGAGCAGCTCATGCCGGTCGCGGCCCCAATAGCCGGTGCCGGCCACTTCCTTGTCCCAGATCCAGTGATGCACATAGGTGAAGCCGCAGGCCTCAAGCACGTCGAGCGCGTCGGGCAGCATCGGGTTGGTGGCCCAGAGGAAGAACACCGCCGGCGTGTCGCCGCCGATCAGTTCGGCCAGCAGCGCCGCGATCTCCTCCGTCGTCATCGTCGGATAGTGGTTCTCGGCGCTCTTCTCGCGCCCGGTCTCTTCCGAGCGCACGTCGAATTTCCAGGGCGGGTCGGCGTAGTAGACGCCATAGAGCCGGTCGAGCTTTTGCGGCGCGCGCGATGCCCCGGCCGAGGCGATCCGCTCCATGTTGGCCAGCCGCTCGGCGTGGCGCAGCTGCTGCCTGGCCGCCCGGATTTCCTTCGCCCGCCGGATGATCTCGCGCTCTTCCTCGGCGAGCGCGGCACGCTGCGCCTCGTGCGCCAGGTCGGACAGCGCCTCGCCGGCATGCACGGAGACGCGACCGTCGCGGATCGCCTGCACCAGCTCGGCCGAGCCGTGCTCGCGGATGCGCTTGGCCGCAGCCACCGCCCGCTCGCTGATCGACAGCCGCTCGGCCGCCTTGTGGGTCTGCAAATTTGCAGACCCTGCCGAATGCTGGTTGAGCCCGACCTCCCAGTCGACGATGGAGGCCGCCACCATGGCGCGCTGGCTGGGCGAAAGGTGCCGCCGGTGCAGATTGTGCGACAGCACGAAGCCGAGCGGATCGTCGCCATCGTAGACGACGAAGCTCGGCTCGACCTGCGCAAACAGGCAGGCGGCAAGCCGGTTGCGCCCGTCGAGCACCTGGTTCTCGAAGATGACGATCGGCATGCGCTGGCCATAGGTCACGATGTCGTCCGCGAGCTCGGCGATCTCCTGCTCCGGCAGCATCGGAAACAGCTCGGCCAGCGGATGCGCCTTGATCTGGTCGGGCGGCGGCAGGTCGATCGTCATGCCGCCACCTCGGCGAAATCGAAGAGCGAACCTTGGCTCGTAGACGGGCCGCTTATCCGCTTACGGGCCGCTGCAATTGCATCAGCAGATTGATCGATACCGATGGCTCGGCGGCCTGTTTTCATAGCCGCAACCAGCGTGGTCCCGCTGCCGCATGTCGGATCGACAACCAGGTCCCCCGGGCGCGTCGCAGCCCTTATGATCTCCACGAGCAGATCGACGGGCTTCTGCGTTGGATAGCCCACACGCTCATTGCTGCCAGTGTTGAGTGGGGCCGCATCGGCAAAGTCATGGAACCGGTTAAAGCCGCTTCCGAAGGGATCGCCACCCAGGGTGCCGATGCGCCACAACCGCCAGCGCGCGGCCTCGGTGCGTCCGTAGCATGCGATGGTGTCATGCACGCGCCCGAATGATTTCGCGTTGGCGTGGCCGCCGAGGGTGCGCTTCCAGAACAGCGTCCCGATTGCCAGTTGCGGCCCGAAGACCACGTCGCAAAGCAGTCGGAGATGCGCCCCCATCGTGTCGTCGAAATGCAGCCAGAACGTTCCCGTCGGTTTCAGGCAGCGGTGACTGGCGACCAGGATATCGGCCATGGCCCCGAGATAGGAGCGCGCAGCAGCGCTAGCCGTCGCGACTTCGAGCACGGCAGCACCGGCCACGTTATGAGCGCGCAACCTTTCCCATGAGGCCTGCGAGGGGGCGCGATCGCTCCAGCGATCGTCGAACGAACCGGACCGGCCGCTCCAAACCTGCTCGTTTCCGAACGGCGGATCGGCGTAGATCATGTCAACGCTTCGCTCGGCCACCTTGCCGGCCAATGTTCCTCGGCGAGGCCGTGAATCAGGCGGGGAGTCATGCCGCCCTCGCATAGTCTTCACGGCCGACGAGCGCGTAGCCTTGGCCCCAAACGGTGACGATCTTCACCCCGAACGGCGCAATCTTCTTGCGCATCTTGCAGATGAAGACGTCGACGATCTTGATCTCCGGCTCGTCCAGATCCGGCCGCAGGCTGTAGAGGGCCGCCATGATCGACTGCTTGCTGGCGATCTCGCGCGTGGTGAGATGTGCGAAGACGCGCGCCTCGGCCGCGGTCAGCGCCCATTCCAGCGGCACCGTGACCGCGGCCGGCGCAAGCGCCTCCTCGAGCTGCCTCACGCGCTCGCGCAGCATGGCGATCTCGTTGTTCTGCCGCTGGACGAGGTCAGGCTGCATGTCGCCCCCCCCTGTCGCCGGGCTGGATGAGGCGGTAGCCGGCGAAGCGCTCGCCGATGATCCGGAAACCGAACGGCAGCAGCTTTCGTCGCAACCTGCACACATGCGATTCGATCACCGCCTCGTCGGGCGTCTCGTCGGTCCAGTCACCGTAGGCGGCGAGGTAAAGCCCGCGCTTTGTCACCTGCGGCCTGGCGCTGAGATGCGCGAACAGCCGGCCCTCCGTGGCGGTCAGCCCGTATTCGATCGGGATGTCGAGCGCCGGCGCCAGCGCCGCCTCGAGCACGCGGATGCGCTCCCGCAGCCGGTCGATCTCCTCGCGCATCTGCTGGATGACGTCAGGCTGCATTCTTGGCCTTCCGCCGGTTCATGTAGATGACGCTGGCCAGCGCCCGCCAAAGCGGCACCTTGCGCTCTGCCGCGAAGCGTTCAGCCTCCTTCTCGATGGTCGACATGTTGGCGGAGACGACGAGCGCGACCCGCGCCTCGTTGAGCTCGCCCGCATATTCGGGCGCGAACAGCAGGTGCTCGACGGCCTTGATCATCGCGGCCGAGACCGGCGCGCAGCCGGCTTTCACGCAAGTTTCCAGCACCCGCCTGGCACCGGCGGCGTAGCGCCGGTTCACCAGGGCGCGGACGGTCGTGATCGCCATCGTGTCGCCGGTGGCGTAGCGGCCGAGCGCCGGCGGGCTGCGCAGGATCTTCACCCCGGCGCGCTCGCACACCTGCGCCACGGTCTGGGCATCCTCGTCGCCGGCCGCGACCATGGCCGTATGCAGCTGCACCGGCGTGACCTGGATGCGGTCGCGATTGTGCCGCACGAAGGCCGAAGCCTTCGACCCCACCGTCTCGGCGTCGACGATCAGCACCGGCAGCTGGTCGATTCCGCCATGCGTCACCGCGGCGATCGCGGTGTGCTGCCCGTCGATCACCTCGAAACGGCCTTCGACCTCGACCACGATCGGCGGCTTGAACGCATGCCAGTCCCATTCCGCCACGATCTTGCGGATCAGCTTCACCGATCGCTCCGAGAGCGCGCGCTGGTAGCTCTCGTCGACATAGAGCGAGCCGGGCTCGACCAGCTTCGCCACCGGCGGCGCGCCCTTGATGATGGCAGGGGTTACGTCCGGCAGGCGCAAGGGTGCGATCGCGCGCATCAGGCTGCCTCGACTTTCGAGGCCGGCACGCGGCTGCCGAAAACGTCACGGTTGCGATCGACAAAGCCGCAGATTGCGGCGCGCGAACGCGTTACACCGAGCCGCCGCTTGAGCAGCCGGCTGCATTGCTCGGCACTTTTGCCGAGCTCCAACCAGCCGAGCTTCAGCACTTCGATTTCGTCGGCGCTCCAGTCGGGATTTTCCCAGCGCGGCATCAAAACCCCCTCGGCGGCACGAAGAGGCAGATGGTCTTGCCGTCAGATTTCCCGGCGACCGAGCACCAGTGGAATTCGCCGTCGGGCGAATCCTTGATGCGGCTGTCCGAGTAGGCCAGCACCTCGCCGGTACCGACGATGCGGTAGCCGTCCGGCCCTTCGAACACGTCGGCCGGGGGCACCTGCCGGCAGTCGTAGCCGGAGCAGCAGGAGAACGGATAAGACCAGCCAAGCGGCGCCGAGGCCGTGGGCAGCGCATCGTGCGCCCGCGCTTCGCCGTCGAACGCGCCGAGCCAGGCGGCCACGCAGAGCGCAAGGTAGAAGGCGGCTATCAGAACGCCCATCAGGAAATAGCGCAGCAGCATCGTCAGCGCTCCTCGTCACGGTCGGCTTTGCCGACCAGGTCGAGGCCGCCGGCGCCGCGCGCGCCCGCCATCACCTTGCGATACTCCTCGACCGCCTCTTCCAGCTTGGAGAGCGCCCGGTCGATCTGCGTCGCTTCCGCCGGCGTAAGCTTGCCGTCGGCGAAGGCGAGAGCGCCGGTGGTCATCAGCTCGCCCATCTGCACCACCGCTGCGGCGTGCGCCGACATGGCCGAGCCGTTGGCGGCAGCTGTCCCGGGCTCATCGGAGAAGCGTTTTCCCCGGCAGGCGGCGATCGCTTCCGAGAGGTCGTGCCGGCCGGTGTCCTCCTCGAGCTTGAACAGCGCGTCGAGCGGCATCCATTCGGGGCTGCCGGGATCGGCCCAGCGCCCCACGGTCGACTTGCCGTAGCCGCAGATTTCGGCCGCGCGCACCTGCCCGCCGGCGGCGGTGATCAGGTCGCGCTGCTTGGCCTTGATGAGGAAATGCCGCGCGTTTGCGTTCGGAACCATGGGCGTCGCCCCTCCCCGAGGCGAGCTGGAAAAAATTGGCGGGATGACTCGGCTGCTACGCGGCGCGAACGCAAAACCTCCCCGGCACGGGGAAACCCCGTGTCGTTCCCCGTGGCGGGGAAGGCCTCGGTCGTTTCAAAAAGCGCGTGTCGGCCAGGCCGACATCGGTGGCGCTACGGAGGGAGTTTCGGTGCTTCGTTCATCATCATCCGCAACGTTCAAGGTGTGGCGCAAAGCGCGAGACATTGGCCCGCGCGAATTCGGGCAGGTCGAGCAGCTCGCCTGCATCGCTAAAGATGGCGGCCGGCGAGGGGGGATCACCGGCCTCGGCGCTGCCGAGCCTCCCAAGGCTTGCTCCAGGCTGCACCACCGCGCGGTCTCCGGGGAGGATGCCGGCGCGGGAATTGATGGGGGTGGTCACAGCCGCACCTCCAGATCCTTCTCGAACTCGTCCATGTCACGCGCCAGCGCCGGCAGTCCCTGCTCGGCCGCATACCGGCTGATCGCGCGCGCCACGATCTCGCCGCGCGGCAGATCGGTCGCCACCTCGACCAGGCGCAGCGCCACAAACACCGCCCCCGGCAGCTCGACGCTGATCTCGACGGGGGCGCTCATGCCGGCACTCCGGACGCGCAGGAACGGTGGCCATGGCCAGCTTTGACGACAAGGCGCCGCTGACCGAGCCGGTCGTCGTTGCCAGCGCCTTTTGCGCCGGCGTCGAGGTCGAGACGACCGACCATTGCGTGCGGGTCACCGGCTGGGAGGACGTCTCCCGCCCCATGCGCGAGCGCCGCATCGTGGCGAGAATGGTGCTGCCGCCCGAGGTCGCGCACGATTTGGTGCGCGACCTGCGCCGCAGCCTGGCGCGGGGTGGCCATTGATGCGCGTCGCCCAGCCATGGACTTCGGAAGATTTGATTGACGTATCGTTAAGGCTGGCAATGAGCAGCTGTGATGAACGCGGGTGCGCCACCGAAGGACAACAGGACGCGCCAAATCTTGTCGGCTACTCTTCTTGCAAAAGAGGGGGCAACCATGATGCAGCTGCAGCCGCATGCACTCCACGAGCCTGTCATCGTCGAGGATATCTACGTTTCGGAGCTTGGAGGGATCGAGGACGCCGGCGACGGCAACATTCGCTACACCTTCTGCGCCAGGCAGGTCTCGACCTACGATCACGTGACGGTCGAGACCGTGGTCAAGGTGCGCCTGGTCAGCGGCCCGACGCTGATCTGGTTCACCATCCGCGCGACCTTCGCCTATTTCGGCATGAGGTGCTGCGAGGTGTTCATGCGCTGCATGGCGCTGCACTGAAATCATTCGGCTGCCTCATTCTGGGGCTGCTCGATGACCAGGCTTTCAAGCGGCACAACACCACCGCACATGTTCCCGATCTTCAACCCGAGCTCGAGCGACACGCGACGCTTTCGATTGATGATCTGCGACAGGTATGGGGCGGAAATCTTGAGCTCGCCGCAGATGTCGGCGCGGCTTCGCCCCGATTTCTCGACCCAACCAGCAAACGTAAGCGGCCCTGCAGTCATGGGCGCGGACTTTGGTATTTGCAAACCTCAAAGTCAACGGGAAAGTTTGCACATGGCAAATACGCTTGATCTGCCGGGTGTTCATACTGTGCCCATGGCAAGAAAACCGAAGCAGTGGCGGCGCACTTTCATACGCGAGTGGCGAATCGCCAGAAACAACATGACCCAAGCAGTGCTGGCCGATGCCATGGGCATCACCGAGGGGTATTTGTCGTCGCTGGAAAGCGGCAACCAGCGGTACAACCAGGATATCCTGGAAAAAGCCGCCGCCGCCCTCAAGGTGCCGGTTTCATGGCTTCTTACTCGCAAGCCTCCGGTCAGTGGCAGCGAATCAGAAGCGGACCTCGCAGACCCCGACGTTGCAGCCGCGATCATCGGCGAGCTGCCGGAAGACGAGCGGCGCCGACTCGGCCTATACATCAAGTCGCTCAAGGACTTCACCACCAACTAAGTCGCGATGTTTGCACATAGCAAACTTTCGGCTTGACCCTTAAGTTTGCAAATGGCAAAGTCGCTGCCATCGAATTATCGATGGGGCGACGACGTGAACCTCCGCCAGACGATCCTGCTTCACCAAGGCCACGGCCTGACAGGCGAACCGGAATGGACCGGATCGCTGGCGCACTTCTTGGCCGGCAATCCGGACCTCGCACGCGCTGAAATCCAGGCGATCGCCGAGGACATTGAAAGCGCGGGATGCCATCTGATCGGCGGCGGCGCGGCAGCCTGCTTCACGCTCTGCACGCCGGCCTTCGCTCGGCTCCAGCTCGTCGAGCGCATGGCGCGAATCATGCTCGGGCTCGCAGCAAGCGGCCGGCCGTTCCATGCCCAGGCGCTGCGTCAGGCGGGCTTCGACCAGGCCGACATCGACCGCCACGGCATCGACGCCGCCGACCTCGCCATCGCCATCTCCCGCGGCCATCATCCTGAGGCGCTCGGCAACGCCGAGCCTCGAAGGAAGCCCGCCGACGAAGCAGCCTGTGCCGAGCCTGTCGAAGCACGCGAGGCGGCGTGATGACACGCACCCTCGGCCGGTCGAAGGAAATCCATCTCCCGCTGGACGAGGCTCTTGCGCGTCGCTGGCGTCTGGTTCGCACGAACCGCCGCCCGGACGATCCGGGTCCGTTCGGCCAATGCTTCGAGGCCGAAGGCTTCGACATCGCACCACCTGACCGCGGCTCCTCGCTGCTCGCATGCATCGTGTCGATCGTGCTTTGCGGCGCGATCATCGCGGCCGGCTTCATGGTTGCAAACGGGCTCGGGTGGCTTGGATGAAACTCTCCGCGCTGATTGCCGCCTACGGCGACGACAAGGTGCAGTTCCAGAATTTGGACGAGTGCGCCGACAGCCTGAACATGAACAGGGGCATCACCCGCATCACGTTCGGAACGCCCCAGCCGCTGACACCGAACGGCATGGAAAAGTTGGGCCTCGTCGTCTGGCTCGACCGCGAGCGCGTCAAGCTTTTGCTTGCGCAAGCCAAAGCTGAAGGCAGCCTGCCATGAACGCCGCCCGCAGGAAGCTCGAGGAAGCGACGGCCGCGATGAGCACGGCGGCCTGCGTCTTCGCCGGCGTCGAGGAAACCATCGCGCAGTTCCTCAAGGAGAAGCAGGCGATGGAGAACATCGGCCCCGTCGTGGCGCCGAGCCTCTTCATTCATCCGGAGCGCCGCGCGGCTGAAGCGCTGCTTAGCCCCCTGTTCGAGGCCGCGGAAAATTTCCTGCGCGTCTACAAGACCCAGATGCTCGCCGCCGCCACCGCGCTTCCCGCGAAGGAGGCGAAGCATGGCTGACATGAGCATCGCGCAGATCGCCGCCACTTTCGGCCTGACGTTGCGCACGCTGCGTTTCTGGGAACAGAAGGGGCTGATCAAGCCGCGGCGCGTGGGCACGCGGCGCATCTACAATCTCGAGCAGTACCGGCGCGTCGAACAAGTGAAGCTGCTCGCAGACGCGGGCATACCGCTCGCCGACATCCACGGCTTCGACGCCGCATCTGATCGCATGGCCTTCCTCGCCGAGCGGCTCGACGCGGTGGAGGCCGAGATCCAGAAGCGCGTGGCTGGCATCGCCCGGCTGCGCCGCACGATGCGGTCCGCGTCCAATGGCTGACGAGGTCACCGCGCCGATGCTGAAGGCTTTGCGCAATGCGGCTGCGCGCGAACGCGGCAACATCTGCCCGATCGCTGGCCTGCACGCCGCGGCGGAGACGCAGCTGCTCGCCGCGCTCGACCGCCGCGGCTTGATCACATGGAACGGCGCCGTCCCGCGCATCAGCGATGCCGGCCGCCTGACCGTCCGGCGTTACGAAGAGCGGGCGGGCCATGGGTGAAGCCAAACGCAAGCGCGACCGTCGGAGCCCTGTCGAGCGCGAGGCGCTGCGCCTCACGCACGAGCTGGCAAACGACGGCAAGCTGATCGAGGGCGGCTTCGACGCCTTCGTCGTGATCAGCAAGATCGACGCAGCCGACCCGCGCCTGCCGGCGCTGCGCGACGCCTACATGCACGGCGCCGAGCACCTTTGGTCGAGCATCATGGCCACCCTCGATCCCGGCGTGGAGGAGACGCCTGACGATCTTCGCCGCATGGACGCCATCCATGCCGAGCTGACGGCTTGGCGCGAGCACAAGCTCGCCGCCATGGCGCAGTCCTACCCGACGAAAGGCAGCGCATGAGCGACGAACAGGCCGCGAACAATTTCGCGATGACGCACATCCCGACATCGCGCGAGCGCATGCGCCGCGCGCTGGGCTTCCGCTATCACCTGGGCAACGAGCCCGAGGGCATCGAGACCCTGTCTGGCTGGTCGCGCACGGCCGTCCGCTTTCGCTTCGGCTGGCTCGACCGGCTGCGCATGCTCACGACGGGAAAGCTGCTGATCGTCGTCGTCTCCCACTACGACGCGCCATCCCCGGCGATCATCCGCGAGCGCGTCGACTGGCAGATCGCCGCGCCGGGAGAGCAGTTCGATGCCTGACGCGGCAAACCCACAGGAGGCACCCATGAACATGCAAGCCAGCGCGCCGCACGAGGGCGACGAGGTCAACCTCGGCGACGATTTCGTCGCCGATGCGATGAAGGCGGCCGAGAGCGCGAAGGCGCAGCCCGGCATCGACACCATGTTGAAGGCGACCAGCATCTGGCTGCAGGGTTTCGTGGCGAAGATCCGCGAGTTCGAGACCCAGATCGAGGCCAGGAAGCGCCGCTCCGCCGAGAAATACGAGGCCGCGGTAGCCGCGGCAAAAGCCGAGCGCGAGCGCGAGGATGCGGCCAACGATGCCCGCCTGCAGCAGCTGCGCCGCACCTTCGAGATCATGGACCCCGCCCGCGCCAAGCTCGCCGAGATCGCGTGAAAGGACTCCCGCCCATGGCCGAGAAAACCAACGCCGTCCTCTGGTGCGTGAACATCCACGGGCCCGACGATGTCATCGCCGTCGGCTCCTATCTCGACGCCGTCAAGGTGGCGAAGGCCTTCAACGACTGGTGGCTTAAGCTGCGCACCGAAAAGCCACTCGACGAGCGGCTCGACCCGCGTATGTGGGCCGTGCCGATCGAGTGGCCCCACGATGCCGAAGCTCACGCGATCAGCCTTATGGCCGGCTCGCCCGAATATGACGGCTTCATCCAGGCCGCGCTGCCCTCGCTGAAGCAGCGCTGGCTCGTCGCCAAGGCCGCCAGCGTTGCGATTCACCGCGAGCGCGATGCCCTGCTCGCCGTCACCGACGCCCGCTTCAAGGCGGTCGAGGAGGCGCTGGACGCGATCGAGATCGAGATCGAAAACGCCGACTGCGTCACCTGCGTGGCGTGCTCCAACCCGATCTTCAAGGGCGATCGCTATCTCGGCGGCGAGACGATCACCTGCGTCGAGTGCTCGCCCACAGCCGCCCTGCTTCTCGTGGAAGGTGAGGGCTGGGTCGACGCCGATGGCGAGCCTCTGACCCTGGAGGCTCGCCTCGCGTGGTACGATCGCTTTATCGCTGAAGGCGGCAAGCCGACCGACAGCCTGGCCGTACACGTGTGGTGACGGATGGGCGCGAGGAAGCCGACGCTCGGCTACGCAAGCCGCACCGATGCCGTGCTGGCACTGCGTGCGCAGCGTTTCTCGACCGAGGCAATTGCTGCACGGCTCGGCATCGAAACGAAGACGGTGTCCGCGCTTGAGCATTCGGCCGGCCGGCCGAAGCGCGCGCCGCGACCAATCGAGGAACTGTGCCGGACGGTGCTCTTCCCGATCGACGTGCTGGACAGCCTCGGGCCGCACGCTGCGAAGCGCAACATCCACCCGAACCATCTCGCGCGCCTCATCGTCGAGACGGTGGTCGACGAGAAGATGATCGATGCGGTCCTCGACGACGGAGAGGACCATGGCTGACGGCACCGCGATCGAGTGGACGCACCGCGCGGGTACGAAGGGCGAAACCCTCAACCCGATCCGCGCCAGGCACAAGGAAACCGGCCGAGTCGGCTGGCACTGCACGCACGCCTCCGACGGCTGCCGGTTCTGCTACGCCGAGAAGCTCAACCAGGGCTTTTTCAAATTCGGCACCCAGCTCGCCTACAAGCCCGGCAATGAGAAGCTGGTCGACATCTTCCTCGACGAGGAGGCGCTGACCCAGCCGCTGCGCTGGAAATCGCCGCGCACCATCTTCTGGTGCTCGATGACGGACATGTTCGGCGACTTCGTGCCGGACGAGATGATCGACCGCTGCTTTGCCGTCATGGCGCTGACGCCGCAGCACACCCACATCGTGCTGACCAAGCGCGCGAAGCGCATGCGGGAATATCTCAGCGAAGATTGGATGCCGGCGAACGTGCGCAGCGTTCTCAACGGCGACAGTGGTGGTGTAGGTCGCCAACTCGTTGACGACGAAGTTGTCGCTGCCTGCGCTGCAATCAGCAGCGGCCCGCTCCCCAACGTGTGGCTCGGCGTCTCGGCCGAGGACCAGCCGCGCGCCGACGAGCGTGTCATCGAACTGCTCGCCACGCCGGCCGCGATCCGCTTCGTCAGCGCCGAGCCGTTGCTCGGGCCGATCGACTATCGTCGTTACATGTGGCCGGTCCACGCACAATGGCCTGCCCCATACAACACGTCTGAAGAGGGAATCGCGGCTGGAGCCAACGTCACGCATCATAGGCAGGCGCTTGTGTCCGCGAGTGCTCGCTTCATCGACTGGGTCATCGTCGGCGGCGAGAGCGGCCCGGAGGCCCGCCCGATGCACCCAGCTTGGGCGCGCTCGATCCGCGACCAATGCCAGGCGGCCGGCGTGGCGTTCTTTTTCAAGCAGTGGGGAGAATGGTGGCCGCAGGAATGCCACCCGGTCGGTTCGTTCCCGCGCGTGCTTGAAGCGGCCGGATTGAAAGCGTCCCCCAAGCTGCCGCGTGGTTGTTGGGGCGCTGACGGCAACTGGCATCCAGGCGGCGTCGCCGGAGCGCCACCGGCTTACACAAGCTGGAAGGTCGGCAAGAAGGCCGCCGGCCGCCTCCTCGACGGCGTCGAGCACAGCGAGTTTCCGAGGGCCGCGCCGTGAAATACGACGCACCCGGCCTCATCTGCAGCGCCGCCGACGCCCTGCGCCACCGCGACGGCGGTACGGCCTATGCGCTCTATGAACTTGCCGGCAACCTGCAGAAGCTCATGAGCGGCGAAGCCACGCTCGACGAGTGGAAGGCCTGTTACGTTTCGCGCTGCCCCAAGATCGACGCTGACGAGAGGATGCCGGCATGACGCTGCCGCAGCTCGCCGCCGAACTCGATCAGGCTGAGCGGGAAGCCTGGGCAGCACTCGGCCGCTACAAATTTTGGATGTTCGGCTATTTCGCGACACGCTGGGTCTTCCTCAATCGAATCGGAAGCTTCAAGCGCCCGAACCCGTTTAAGCCGCTCGTCCACCTGGCACGCCGCGCGCTGGCAAGCTCCACCTCGCCCCTTGCGGGAGAGGATAGCAAGGCCCGGATCGGCGAAGCCGAACCGCCGGCCGCGCTTGGTGAGGGGTGCTCATGACGGCCGCCGTCCGCCTCCAACTGTCCCGCCACCGCGGCTTCGATCTGCAGGCGACGTCGCTCGCGTTGAACGGCTTGCCGGGGCGCGTCGTCACCCGGCCGGGCTTGTTCGGCAATCCCTTCGACACCGCCCGCACCTTCCGCCGCTTCCTGCGCCACATGAGCCAGACCGCGATCATGGATGGCACCCAGTTCGAGGATGGCGAGCGGGCGCCGCTGGCGGGGCTCGGTATGATCGTCCTGCGCAACAGGATCCGGGCGAACATCTGGCACCTGCGCGGCCACAACCTCGCCTGCTGGTGCAAGCCAGGCGCCGCATGTCACGCCGACGTCTACCTCGACCTTCTCGCGACCGACTGGCCGGAGCGCTGGAAGCGGCAATATCCGCGCATTTGTGACGAAGCAAAAAACCCCAAGCAACGGAAAGATTAGAGCGATGCCTCGCAAGTCGAAGGCGGCCGTGGCCGCAGCCGTGCCTGCCGAAAAGCCCGTCACTATCGTGGCCTACAAGGGCTTCGACCGGAACCTGAAATGCCGCGACTTCCAGTTCGAGATCGGCGGCAGCTTCAAGCACGAAGGCCCTGTCGTCGCGTGCGAAAGCGGCTTTCACGCCTGCGAGCATCCGCTCAACGTCTTCGCCTACTACCCGCCGGCGACCAGCCGCTATGCCGTGGTCGAGCTCGGCGGCGAGACCGCGCGCGAGAAAGGCGGCGATACCAAGATCGCCGCGGCCGAGATCACCATCAAGGCAGAGATCCGGTTGCCGGAACTGATCGCTGCCGCAATCCGCTATGTCACCGAGCGGGTGACTTGGGTGAAGGGCGACTTTGCAACGGGCGAGCGTGAAGGCGCGAAGAACAATCGCGACCGGGGCGCTGCCACCGCATCCGGTGAACAGGGCGCTGCCACCGCATCAGGGTGGGGAGCCGCTGCCACCGCATCTGGCACCGAGGGCGCTGCCACCGCATCGGGAGACAGAGGCGCTGCCACCGCATCGGGTACGCAGGGCGCTGCCACCGCATCGGGAGCTTGGGGCGCTGCCACCGCATCTGGAGACGGAGGCGCTGCCACCGCGTCGGGTACGCAGGGCGCTGCCACCGCATCCGGCAAGCGGGGCGCTGCCACCGCATCGGGTACGCGAGGCGCTGCCACCGCATCGGGATATCAGGGCGCTGCGACCGCATCGGGATATCAGGGCGCTGCCACCGCATCTGGATATCAGGGCGCTGCCACCGCATCCGGTGAACAGGGCGCTGCCACGGCATCAGGAGCGCAGGGCGCTGCCACCGCATCCGGCGACTGGGGCGCTGCCACCGCATCGGGCATTGAGGGCAAGGTGCGCGGCGCCGAGGGCTGCGCGCTCTTCCTGGTCGAGCGCAGCCCTTACGATGGCTCGATCCGCAACGTCTGGTCCGGCATTGCCGGCCGCGACGGCATCAAGCCGATGGTTTTCTATCGCCTGGTCGACGGCAAGCCGGTCGAGGTGGAATGAAAAAGCCACGGCAGAACTGGGCGACCCGCCCCCTGCCCCCGGTCACGGCCGCCGACATCGAGCGGTGGCTGGACCTGACTGCGCATTACATGGTCAAGGCTGGCCGGCGCGCCGATCTCTATCTGCCGATCTGGCAGCGGCTCGAGGAAGAGCTGGAGAAGCGGCGCGTCGCCGACGCGGCGATGGAAGCTGCGCGCGCCCGCCTCACACGATCCCCGGATCGAACGGCAGCATGATCTTCAGCATCTGCTTGCGCCGCCAGGCGAGCCCGCCGCCGATGCCATAGCGCGGCCGGTCGAGCGCATGACCCATGAGGATGCGCCTCAGCTCCTCGTCGATGTCGCCTTCCTTCATCCGGTCTTCGTAAGCATGGCGGAAGGAATAGAGCGTGTGTGCATTGGTCGGCAGCAGCGCGTGCGCCCTGAGATATTTGTTGATGGCCGCAGAAAGCTGCGTCTCGCGATCCCTGTACATCGGAAAACCTTGAGCCGCGTGCCGCTGCGCCGCCGCCAGCGAGACGCCGACAAGCGGCACCAGGCGCTTCGACGATTCGGTCTTGATCTCGCGTGGGTTCTCAGGGTCGAGCCGCGGCTCGATCGCAATGTGCGGGACCTTGTGCGAAAGGCGGAATTGCACGGGGTCGAGATTGGCGATCTCGCTCGGCCGAGCTCCGCTTTCGATCATGATCAGCAGGATGCCGCGCGCCTCATCGTTCATGCCGGCGAGCGCGCCAGGCGCCAGCACCCGATCCCTGATCCACTCTGCAGGAATCGTCGGGCGGGTGCGCCTGATCTTGATGGCGAAGCTGAAGCCGGCGAACGGGTTCTGCCGGTCCATCTCGCCCATGTGGCGGAAGTAGGCCTCGTAGAGCACGCGCAGATTTCCGATGTCGCGATTGCCCGACGAGGCGGAAGCGGTCGCCGGCCCATCCTTCGCCTGCGGTGCGATGCGTTTCAGCCAATAGCCGTAGACGCGCCGCGCATGGTCGGCCGTGATGTCGACCATCGCCAGGTCGCCATTGAGCTCGACGAACTTGTTGATCGCCCGCTGCTTCACCTTCCGCCACTGCCGCCGCTGCGGAACGCTCTTGGCGATCAGCACGGGTGCTACGATCTCGTCGCAATACATCTGGAAGGCCTGGCTGATCGTGGTGGCCGGCACATCGATCGCGCCGAGCAGCGCCGGCACGTCGACGTCGCGGGTCGAGCTGTCGTCGATCTCGCGGAAGCGCCGCTGCAGCTCGTCGAAGCTGGCGCGCCGCAATTCCTGCGAGGAATGGAAATGGAAGCCGAACGCCTCGACGCGCTTGACCGCCGCCTCGTATCGGCGGCGCGCGGGATCCGTGGCTCCGTCTTCTTCGATGTAGGAAGCCCAGAGCGCGTCGTCGGCGGCCTCGAGCATGTCGCGCTTGCGGCGTGCGAGCACCAGGTCGTCGGTCTTGAGCGCGATGCGGATGACCGGCGCGCGGCTGTCGAGATTGGCGACGCTGGTCGGCACGCGTCGCTTGTAGAAATAGTTCTCGGAGAAGAGCTTGGAGAGGTATCGATCGGGATCGTTGCGGGCCAGATTCCTGCCCATGCGCGCACCCTACAAAACGCCACTGAGGGACCTGATATGTGGCAGGTTTTGTGGCATGAAACGGTGCGCAAAATCAAGCAGCGGCCGAAGCCGCGCCCGAAAACGCTATGAAATCAATGGATTGTAAATGGTTTGCAGGCGGCGTTTTGGTGCGGTCGAGATGCACCACGCAGATGACCAGCCATTGAAAACACTGACGATTTCTAACCCGAAAGGGATTTTTGTGGCAGGTTATGTGGCCGGATAGGTGTCCGCACGTCAGCTAAGGCAGCGCGTCGAACTTGGTGGGCCCGGAGGGACGAACAAGGTCCGGGCATATCAACCACTTGTCTGGAGGTTAGCCAGGCTCGGTTTTCCCTCCGTTCCCGCCTGCTGCGGCTAACTGCCGGCAGCCTTGGGAACTAGGGGTGCTCAATGAAGAACTTCGGCATCTTCAGCGGCCCGCACCTCTCCGGCATCGCTGACGCATCAGTGCGGTGCCAGGCCCCTTTCGTCCCACCCTTCTCGCGATCGCGTTTGGGGTCGAATGGGGTCCCCTCGAAGCGCTTGGCGAAGCGGCCGGCCGCTTCGGGTGTGGCGAAGCAATATAGCCGGTATTCGCGCTCAACGCCGTCCGCCCATTGGGCAATGACATGCCGGGTGCTCCATCGCACACCAAGGCTGTCGCAGAAGTTGTGCAGCGGCCAATAGTTCTCCTGGGTGCACATGTCATTCGGCAGCGCGACCTGGTGCGGCAAATCTCGGTCGATTGCAGCCCGTGAGCTGGTGGCACGCTTGTGGGAAGCCGTCATCCCAGCGCAGCCCTTATTGCCGAACTGTCCGTCTGACCGGGCAGCGTGACGCCGATCGTCACCCGCCAGGAGCCACACATCGGACAGCGGAACTTCGTCCTGAGATCAACCAGTTCGCAACGCCGGCCGCGGGTGAGCATGAGGGTCATCAAGTCGGGCTCGATGCGGAAACCGCATTCCCGAATCGATTTCATGCCTTCCCGGCCGCCCCAGGCGCAACGCACGTGGATGCGCCCCTTAGCGAGCCACAGGTCGTAAAGCGTCTCGATTGCCATGCCGATTTCGTGCCGAGCTTGACTCTCGCTACTACGTGAACAAAATGAGAACAAGGTCGACAGCGTGGAGTTCCAAAATGGCAAACGTCACCCTGGAGTTGGATATTCCCGGAGCCCGGCGGACCGCCTGCGAGTGGGCCTCGAGGCCGCCGCCGCACACTTCCGCCAGCTTGGTGTACACCCGGGCGCCGCGGCTGACGCCCGTTTCGCGCGTGAGGGTTGGTACATGGGTGCCCCGGTCGAATACACGGATGAAGAAGCGGCGATCGCGCACGTGTGGGACGACGCCGAGCATGCCGCGTTTGAGGCAGCACTCGGCCAAGGCGCGAAGGTGCCGCCGGACTCTTACCTGAAGCTGATTGAGCCAGAGCGGGACGTTGCCGAGGAGCAGGACGACGGTCCGAGCCCGGCCGAGATCGAGTTCATGGCCCAGGAGCATGTAAGGCCTGCCGCTGAGGCACCCCGCGACGGAACGATCATTGCCGGGCGCGACAAGACCGGATCGATGGCGCACGTGCGGTGGCGCACCGAGCCGGCCTTGGACCCCGCGGACGACGACCCGCACTGGTCTCGCGTGGACGATGGCGACCTGTTCGAGCTCGTCGATTGGGTGCCGAGCATTGTCGACGCGGAATGGGTGGGCAGGCTTTACGGCAAGCACCATGAAAACAATCAGCCTGCTGCCTGAGCGCAAGGTCACGCCCAAGCTGATCGTCGTGGCCGCATTCGACCGCGACGAGGAAGGCGAGCTGCAAGCTGCGTTTGGTCCGGCGGAATCGATCAGCGAGGAGCGCGCTATTCGAACCGCCATGGCGCTGGCCAGGAAGCACGCCGGCGCTATTGCCTGGTCGCGCGAGGCCAATCCTTCGATCGGGGAATACGGCCCACCCAAAACCCTCTATGTTCACGGCGAAGTGCCTGACATGGAGTAGTCGATGTGCGGCCGCTTTACGCGATACCTGCCCTGGTCCGAGATCCAGCGCCTCTATCGGCTCACGACCGATTGGGAGCGGCAGCGCAACGACGCGCCCCGCTATAACATCGCGCCGACCGACCCAGTGCCTTTCGTCACCCAAGGCGAGAACGGCGCCCACAAGCTTCGGGAGGGCCGCTGGTGGCTCGTCCCGTGGTGGGCGAAGGAGATGCCGAAGCAGGCGATGTTTCAATGCGCGGATCGAGACGGTCGAAACGTCGAACGCCTTCAAGGATGCTTTTCGGTCGACGCGATGCCTAATACCCGCGGATGGCTATTACGAGTGGACGAAGAGCCCGGCCGACGGCGGCAAGGACCCTTGGCACATCTTCCTGCGCGATCACGAGCCGTTTTCTTTTGCCGGCCTATGGGCGCACAACAAGGCGCTCGATATCACCAGCTGCACGATCATAACGGGGCCGGCCGAACAGCCGGTCAGCCAGCTCCATGACCGGCAGCCGATCATGCTCGATCCCGCGGTCTACGATGCCTGGCTCGATCCGCAGACTCCCGCCGAAAATGTGAAAGGGCTGCTGGGCCAGCGGATAAACGGGGAATGTCGATTTGCACGCGTCAGCCGAGACGTGAACGCGGCTGCGATCAACAAGCAGCCGAACGATAGGGCTTCGATGATCGAACCTGTTAATTCGCTATAATCGTCTCGGAATTGACCCGCGCCCCCCGACATGGTTAACGATTTGTTTACAAAAAACGGTAACGTTAGTGAGGAGGGGCGCAGTCTTGATCAGACTTCAACGGGCAGTGAGCCGAAGTGTATCAGCGTTCCTTATAGCGATTGCTGGTCTCATCTTTGTTCAGCCGCAGAGCTCGGCGGAGACCTGGGAAGCGACCTGCAATTTTACCACTGTCTGGTACGACTCTCGTCTAACGCTGGCGTCCGTTATCGAGGAAGGCGGCGGGGCGTGCTTTTTTGACGTAGCGATGCCCTCGGATGCCGGGGACAACGAACGGCCGGCGGCCGAGGTTGCGAAGAGGGTGCAAGCGGCAGCGCTCGCACCCGCTGCAGAACAAGCTGCGCTTCTTCAGGAGACGCGCCAGCCTTTACTCGACACGTTGGAGTTTCCGCTCCTCAAAGACAAACGCTTCGCGTCGATCGGGGGCGTGAAACTGCATAACTTGATCGAGGAAAACTATGATGAGATTATCACCTGCACACAGGCTGCCTTCGCCGGAAACCCCTATAGCGCCCAAACTCCCGAGGGGATGAAGGTGGGGTGTGGTGTTGGGGGAGGGAACAAAACGTACACGCTGGCGATTTCTTACGCGTCGCTCACCGTGGAGGTCAGGATTCCTCTAGCCTGAAAGGCTTTCATAGATGTCCGACGAAGCGATAACTCGGCGTAGTTGGCTCGTTGAGTACGTTCGTCCTATTCCCAGCGACATACGAAGCGGCCTCGTTGGCGCGGCCGCCACGTGGATTGCAGGTGGCATTCTTCTGGTCCTCTCAACGCAATGCGCCTCCCCTCGCCCGAAGGAGTTCACCACCCCGCTGAACGCGAACGGTGAGAGTCAGCCGCTTCCAATCCTCACCAGGCTCCTAGAGAGGGAAACTGCTGGGGCTACTGTTGTGCGCTTCGTGCCGGAGAGCGTTCAACAGGCGTACGTTTGCGAGTTCGCCAGGCTGAAAGCGGAAACCGCTCAGGACCTGCTCTTCGACTATATCGACCGCTATAACATGTGCTTCAATGTTCGAGCGCTTTCAGAGAGAGAGTTCGTGATTTCGTCGAACATGCACTCTGGCCAAATGATCGAGCGCGATGGCACTTGGCACTGCAGATGCCAAGCGAACTAGCCTTTGTAGTCGGCCATGGCGATTCCTCCCCCATTGGCGGAAGGAAAGCAGCCAGACGACAAACCGTCGATATGATCGAGCGGATCACTCCGCTGGAGGAACCTTCTGGAATCTCGTGGATTCGAGAGGCATGACTGATGCGCATCCTCGACTTCCGCACCATCCCGACCGGGGGCTTCATGCCGAGGAGGCAGTTCAGCCTGCTTTCAATTCGCTAGCTGCGCGCGCCGAGGCGGCGGGCTGGTCGCAGGATGAAACCGCCTTCGCGCTGCTCAACCTTGCGCTCGCCCGCATTATGGCGCTCGAGGCGAACTTGGAAACGGATGAGGCGATCGCTCGCGCTGTTCGCTCGATCCACGGCCAGCCTGCCTAGTCCAGGTGTAGCGTGCCGCTTGGCTACGCGCCAACCAGAAGGGCGATCGCTCCCGCTACAAAGATGGCGGCGACAAGTCCGATCGTGAACCACGTCATGATGTGAACGTGAAGCATTGAACGGAATGATGGGCCGTCCTGCTCTGTTCCAAGCCGCCGGCAAAAAATTTAGTCGAGCAGCTCCTGGAGCGTGGCATGGCGCAGCTCCTCCTCGCCTTTCAGGAAGCGCACGCGGGCTCGAAGCCCGGGCTTCAGCCACTGCGCGCCCTCCTTCGGCTTCATCCCCTTGGGTTTCACCTTTGGCGCCTTGTCCTGCACCCGGGCCCAAAGCCGCTCCCGGAGCGCGTGATTGAGCGTGATGAAGGCGCCGCCGACATAGCGGTGCTCCTCGTCGACCATGTAGGCGATCGCCGGCTTGCCGCGCTCTCGCAGCACCGCCGCCACCTCGAATTCAGCCTCGTCGAAGCATTTGGTCTTCAGCCATTGCTCCGTCCTGCCGCTGGCATATCGGCTGTCCGGCCGCTTCGAGACCATGCCTTCCAGTTCCATGGCGACCATGCGGTCATAGAACTCCTGACCGCCGGCATGGAAATGCTGGCTGTACTGGATCGCACCCTCAGCCGGGGCAACCAAGTCCCAAAGGCGCTGCTTGCGCTCCAGGAGGGGCAAGCGCCGAAGATCCTCGCCGTCGAGGTGGAGAAGATCGAAAGTGGCGAATGCAAGCGTGTCCGGGGCGCTCTTGATCGCCCTCCGAAATGCCTGGAAGTCTGATGCTCCCGAGACCATCGGTACGATCATTTCGCCGTCGATGATGGCCGATCTGACCGGAAGATGCGAAGCAGCCTCCACGATCGTTGGATACTTGGTCGTCCAATTGACGCCGCGGCTTGTGAAGATCGTGACCAGGCCGTTTTCGATATGCGCCTGCGACCGGTAGCCGTCGAATTTGACCTCGTGAATCCAGTTGTCGCCCTTGGGAGGAACCTCGACCAAGGTCGGCTTCATCGGCTCGATGAACTTCAACGCCAAACGCAACACCCGCCAAGCTCAAAAGCGCGACTCAACCCTTTTGCATCGAATCGGTTCCGGAACAATCCCGGCAGGAGCACGGTTAAATGCTGTCATCACAAGGAGGTGAAAATGGCCCAGACAGCCAAACGTGTCGTCTTTCGGTCGATTTTGAGCAAGGAGGGCTGGGAGGTGCAGCGCGACGGCAAAGTCCAGGCGACGGTTGAAACCCAGCGCGACGCCGAGAACCAGGCGACGGCCGCCGCGAAAAAGCACAATGAGGACGGTGGCCTGAGCCAGGTCGTCTATCATAAGGCAAATGGCGAGATAGAGTCCGAGCGGACCTACGGCAAAGATCCCGAACGGCATCCTGGGTGACCAAACTTTCCGAACTCGGCCCGAAGGTCAGCGGTAGACCGCACGAGGGCGAACCCGCGAACGAAGCTGAGCATTATGTCTCATGCCTCTTCTGCCGCCAGCCGGTCGACATGCGGGACCTGCGCCAGGTCATTTACCATGAGACGCCTGGCCATGAACCGCTGGAGATCGACGAGCCGGACGCCGACGATGCCTTGTCGCGCGCCATAACCGCCAACTGTCCGGTTTGTGCGGGCAAAGGCTGGGTCTGCGAGGAGCACGCCGACAAGCCTTGGCAGCACGATGGATGCGGTGACGCAGGCGAGCCCTGTGTCTGCAACGGCGGCGGCCTGAGGCACGACCGCGATTTCCCGCCGGACTTCGGCGGGATCATCAAGACAGTCACCCGCAGATCGGAATGAGAAACAGCCAATCTTTTTTCGCCTTTTTGTGCTCTATCAGTTGACATCTGTGCTCTGATAGATTACATTTCTGCTCATAGGACGGGAGAGCGGAAATGGCGATCAGGACGTGGAAGAGCCGGGAGCTGAAGGAGCTTTTCGAGACCGGCAGGGCACGCAGGATGGACAGCACTTTGGCGCGGCGCTGCCTCGACCGCTTGGCGGTCCTGAACCGCGCCACCGATACAAGGCAGCTCGACGTCCACGGTTATGCGCTACACCCGTGGAAGGGTTGGAAGAACAAGTGGTCAATCTCTGTGTCTGGCCAGTGGCGGATCACCTTTGCATGGGAGAACGGGCATGCGTATGATGTCGACCTTGAACAGCCGCACTGAGGCGAGGGGCGACAGCCCCTCTCCCCCTCCCGGAGACCACATGACGACGAAGTCGCTCCCCGCCGGCCCGCGCCAGGTCGCGCCACCCCACCCCGGTTCGGTCATCGCCGACGCCTTGGCAGGCGCTGGAATCTCGATGCGGCAGGCCGCGAAGGCCATCGGCATGTCGCCGACCGGCCTGAACAAGGTGCTGCTCGGTGAAAGCCCTGTCACGCCGGCGACGGCGCTGAAGATCAGCGCCTTCATCGGCAGCGAGGCCGAAATGTGGATGGGCCTGCAGGTCGACTATGACCTCTGGCACGAGCGCCGGCGCCTCGCCACGGAACTGGCGGCAATCGTCCCGGCCGAGGACCGGCAGGCGGCCTAGAACGGCATCCTCCACAAACGAAAAAACCCCGCGCGGCGGCGCCGAGCGGGGTGCGAGGTAAGGGAGGTGCTCGGTTATCCCGCCGGGCTCGGGTTCATTGGCGCCAGAGGTCGAGCGCCTTGCCGATCAGGAAGAGCGCGCCCGCGCCGATCGAAGTGCCGGCCAGGCCAGCAAAGGCGATCGCGCCGATGCCCCGCTGCTTCCACATCTTCACCTCGTCGGTCACCGCCTTGGTCTCGCCCAAGACCTCCTCGACCGCGGCCATGCGGCCGTCGACCGCGTCCATCCGGCCGGCGAGGTCGGTGACTTCCTGATGGATCGCGGCGCGGTGCTCATCGGCCCGAAACTGGGCCTCCTCGTTGCGCTTGTCGAAGCGCTCGACGTCGCGTCGTAGGCCCTTCACGTCGGCCGTGAGCTCGCCGATCGCGCGGAAGATTTCCTGATTGCTGGCCGTCGTCATTTCAGCTTCTTCGCCAGGCTGTCATAGTGCCTCGCACAACGCGTGACGCGCGCATTGGCTCGATCGATGCGCTGCGCTCGCGCTTCAGGATCGAGCGCAGCTCCAGCCCGAACGCCGGCGACGATGTGGGCGAGGATCATGGTTCCCACCCGCACCAGGCTACGCCCTTGCGATTGTGCTCGACTATCGCGCGCTTGCGCTCGATCGGCATCACCGCGATCTCGGCCTCGCTGGGCCGCTCGGGCGAATTCTCCGCGCACCAGACGGCGCGCGGATCCGTGATGATCGGCTCCGGTTTCGGAGCCGCGCACGCGCTGAGCATCAGGATCGATGCGAAAACGAGCATCCTCATTTCTTCGGGCTCCACCCTTTGAGCTCGGCATCCAGCTCGGCCTCGGTCAGCTTCTCGACATCAAGCCCGATCTTCCGGCCCTCGTCGCGCATCTCGAGGTGTTTGATGGCGGCTTCTGCCTTAGCCTCAGCAGCATCGCGTCCAGCCTTGGCGCGCGCGGCCGATGCACCCGTGCGGGACGCCCAGAAGATGGCGCCCAGCACGGCGATGATCAGGCCGGCGACGATCGCGAGCGTCATGCTCGCTACTTCTTCTCGCCGGCGACCGCTTCGGCCACAGCGGCGGCTTCAGGCGGCGGCGCGAACTTGGCGAGCAGCATCTCGCGCACCCTCTCCGGGGACAGCCCGAAATAGTTGATCGCATCCGGCGAATATTTGAGCACGTAATCCAGCCCCGTTTTGACCAGCGGGCTGCCGACATCGATCTTCTTGTCCTTGAGCGAGGCGTCGAGCTTCTCCATCGCGAGGCGAGCGCCGTTCTCGAGCGCGGCGTGCAACGCGTTGCGGTGCTTCTCGTCAAGGTTCACCTTGAACAGCGAGCGGAGCCAGGTCGTGAGCCAGCCGACGAAAGCAATGGCCAGCACGCTGATCAGCTCGTTGAGATAAGGCCGGATCGGCGCGAGGAAGTCGTCCGCCGGAATGGCGGTTTCCTGCGCGAGGGCGACGGAAGCTGCGATCGCGACGAGGACCGGAACCGCGCAGGCGAGGGCCAGCGCGGCGAAAGCGAATAGCTTGCGCATGGGAAAGTCTCTTGATTTGAAGGTGCCCGGCGGCCGGCCGGGCGCGGATTAGCAGGACGTCCAGACGCCGTTGGTCAGGTAGCCGTGCCAGTGGTAGCCATCAGCCTCGACGTCCTGATCGTCGCGGTATTTCTTGATGCCTACAGATGGCGTGAGCGTCGGTTTCTCGCGCGTGCCAGCATTGGTCCATAGAGGCCGCCCTGCCGCAGGGTCGAGATTCAGATGGCCCAGGTTGCCGCAGCCGCACGGGCACGAATGGATGATGCCTGCCGACGGCCCGTGGCTTTCCGTCGAGCAGTAGAAGAACGAGCCCGGCTTCTCCCGGGCGCGGTCGTGCTTGTTCTCGCCGTCGAGCAGCACAGCGACGATCCCCGTCGCTTTGCTCATTCGAACATCGCCCGCAGCTTGGCTACGGTCGCCTTGTCGAACTGCTTGGTGACGGCCAGGCCGACCATCTTCTGGAAGCGCTCGACCGCCTTTCCGGTCTTGTCGCCGATGATGCCGTCGATCGGCCCGAACGATTCCCCGACCGCCTTGGCGAGCAGCCGCTGCAGGTAGACGCCGCGCGCGTCCGGCGCTGCGGGAGCGGGCTTGTCCGCCGAGCCGCCCCACGGCCCCTTGATCGCCGCTGCAGGCAGGCCGCGCGCAGCAGCCCAGGGGATGGCGTTGAAACAGGGGCAGGCCTTGATCCACTCAGCCGCCTCGATCACGCCGTCCTTGTCCCTATCGGGCGACAGGTCGCGGTGACCGCAGATCTTGGCGCCGGAGTAGCGGCCGGTGAGCTCGCGCAGCAGCTTTTCCAGAGCGCGCTCCTGATCGGGCGTCTTGTTGTCCTGCGGCTTGCCCTTGGCATCGACCCCGCCGACCAGCGAGACGCCGATCGAGACCGAGTTGAAACCCTCGACATGCGCGCCGATCTGGTTATCGGGCCTGCCGGCCTCGACTTTGCCACTGCGCCGGATGACGTAGTGGTAGCCGATATCCGCCCAGCCGCGGGCCTTGTGCATCGCGCGAACCTCCTTCACGCCGATGTCGGCCGAGGGCGGCGTTGCGGTCACGTGCACGACAAGCAGGGTCGTCTTCTTGCGAAGAGCCATTGGTTTTCTCCTTCCGCCGTTTCCGGCAGAGTGTTTTGAGGGAGTGCGAAATGTGGAAAGGGCTTTGAGCGCCGCTACTGGTACGGAAAGCTCACATACGGGAGAGGAATGCCGAGGCTAACGCCCCCTGACGCTTGAGCGGCAAGGCGGGCGGCCAGCGGAACACGCCGCGGACGAACGTCGCGGTCGGGTTTGCTTAGGCCTTGCGGGCTCGAGCCCCGAAGGTGCTGCACTGGAACATGAGCTTCCAGCGATCGTGCTCTGGGACCTGAAGGGTGTCGCGATAGACCGCCCGGTCCTTTCCCAGCAGCGGAGGCTTCTCGTGGTAGTTGATGAATTCCTGCCGCTCTTCGACGAGACCGAACAACGCCAGCTTCCGACCATACGTAAGAGGATTTTCGCGGATGTTGTAGGTCGCATCCGCCGGCTCGGATGGCCGAACCAGAAGCCACCGGGCATTGGCGGTGCCGAAATGGGTCTCGAAGAAGTGCACCGTGTACGCGTTGAGCGTGAACAGGTCGAACAACTCATTCGAGTGCGTGATGACGAGCACGCCGCCCGGCTTTAGAGCGCGCCGAACCCCTTCGTAGAAGGCGCGGTCTTCGGCATCGGTCATGTACGCGTTGACGTTCAGCGACAGGACGAGGTCGATAGAAGCGTCTGGAACCTTGGCAAGTTCGGCAGGTCCACCGAGATAGAACGTAGCAGAGGCGTCTCGTGCTCTCGCATGGCTGATCAGGCCTTTGTCCGGCTCGATACCAATCTTCGTCGCGCCAGCGAAATGATCCAGCATGACGCCGTCGCCGCAGCCGAAATCGAGAACAGTTTTGCCGGCTGGATCGAACTGCCCGATCAGGCTTTTTACCACTCCAAGCCGATGCGCATGGTAGGAATTTGCCAACGCAGCCACGTACTGCTCGTTCTTGTCAGCCCAATATTGAGCGGCCGAAACGTCCCTCCCAATCTTCTGCACGAAAGTACCCCTCAACAGCCGTTTAGATAGCTGCTATACCACTAAATTGGCACGTAGGGTAGCTTATAGTCCTCGACCGGCGGGCTGAACTCTGTGCCGTACTGTTTCACGCGGCTGTTGTGGTGCCATTCGGCTACATGGACATTGGCCAGAGCGTTGCTCGTCGGCATATTATTTGCATCCACGAACGCGATCTGAGAACCGTCATCCAGGTTGCTGTTGTTGTTGTGGCAGAACTCGTTGAACATGACGCGCAGCCCGTTGACGTTTCGGAGTTGCACCGCGCGACCGCCATTATACGCGAACTGACAACCGGTGATCGTAAGGCCTTCGATTCGTTGCGATGCGCTGTAGCCTTGACCAAAGAAGCCGGCTGTCAGACCGGCCGAAAAATCGCAGTTCTCGAACAGCGCGTTCACCAGCGGGATGTTGGCGTCCGGCTTCACCAAGCCGCCATAGCAAGAGCCAAACTTGTTGCGATGCCCGATGACGCGGAGCCCGTTGCCGCTGCCGATCATCATACCGTCGCCGGATGTGCCATCTCCCGAGATCGAAGCGCTCGTGTAGAAAAATTCGAGATCCTCGAACAGGTTGGCAAAAAAGCTTGTCCATGAGACGTGCTGGGTGGCCACGTGCTTGATGCGCGTATGGCGCGCACCTACGAGGATGATGCCGCCGTGGATGTAGCGAAGCGGCCCGCCAGCGACCTCGAGCGCTTCAAGGCCGGCGCACTGCTTTCCGTTCAAGAAGCCGGCGCCGTACTGAAAGTTGCCGCTGGCGCTCACGCCGTCGATGCGGGCCGGCGCGCAGGCGTCAGGCGCGTCGATCTCGATGAGCCATGCCGGAGCGCTGAAGCTCAGGTTTGACCCGCTGCGCGAGACGTCGAGCAATACCTGAGCATCCTCGATCTCGAAGCCGCCCTTCATGATCAGGGCACGCTCGTTGCCTGCATTGGCCTTCGTCCACTGGATCGGACCTGGCCCGAGCAACTTCATAGTCTCGGCCGGGTTGAGCGGGGCAAAGGTAAGCGGCTGAGTCAGCCAGAGCTTTTTTCCATTCCGGTTGATCCTGACCCCATGCTGCCGCGTGTATGGGGTATGGAGGTGTGTCTCTTCGGTCAGTGTCAGCTCATCGTTGGCCGGAGTGTCCTGCAGAAGGTCGACGAGGTTGGCCGTCATTTTGTCAACGCCTCAAGCGTGAGCTTGCCAAGCGCTGCGGGCGTGTCGGCCGCCTCGATCGCTTTCGCCCTGGGCACGTCGCGCAGTGCCTGCTTGCGCGCCGCAACACGGGCTTTGGCGGCACCGTCGCCGGCCTCGTCGGCGCGCTGATAGTCGACGTCGAGAGCAGCCAGCTCTGGAACCCGTTCGCTGCGCAGCCTGTGCCGATGGAGATCTCGCGCCAGCGCCATGTCGATGACTGGCTTGCCCTTTTCAGCTCGAACTGCATGCCGCAGCCCGACATCGCCGCCGCAGGCGTTGAGGAAGTCCTCCTCGGTGCAGACCGTGATCTCGCCGCCTTCCCATGCACCGTCCTTCATGGCGATCACACGGCAGGCTTCCTCGAGCGTCAGCCCACCCTTCTCCTCGGCGTCGAAGAAGGCGAGTGCGGCCGCGACGCGAGCCTCTGGGCTCCCGTTCGACTTCAACTTGCCGAGTTCATGGTCGCGATCGTATCGCCGCGCGACATACTCTTTCGCTTGCTCGGCCGGGACTCCAGCCTCTGCCACGGTCTGCATATCCTCAGCCGGCTCATAGTCCTTGCGCTGCATCTGCATGCGGATGAGCGGCAACAGGGCGGGGCGCATGATCGCCGTTCTGCCGTCGGGGCGGGTCCACAACAGCACCATGTTTGGGGTCATCTATTGATCTCCTAAAGAGGCCACCGCCCACGCCCCGGGATCTGCTAAGACGAAGGAGGAGTTGAAGTTTGCGACACTCGTGATTCCTGCGGTGGCGTTGTATTTTTTTGGCGCCCCGAACGTGCCGCCTGAAACCTCGACACTGACGAGGTCGCAGTGGTTTGCAGTACTGAAATCGGTGCCCCAATTGACGGTCGCGTCACCAATTCCGTTGTCCGTCACACTGGTGACGTTGTAGGACGCCGCCAGATTGCCGGTGACGCCGAAATACGCCCAACCCTTGACGCTGCTCGGGTGAAGCTGCTGCCGACCCGGAGTGACGACCAGCGCCAGGGACGACGCAGCTTCCATCGCGGCTTGATCAGCGATAGCGGACCCGGAGATGCCGGTGTCAATGGTTGGAGACGTGAGTGTTTTGTTGGTCAGCGTTTCAGTGCCGGCCAGCGTCGCTAGCGTGCCATTGAAGTTCGGCACCGTGAGGGCACGGTCCTGTCCGGCGGTGACACCACTCGTATCGAGGTGGGCGCGCTTCGTCGGATCCGCAGCGTTGGCTATGATCAAAGCGTTGTCGTGCACCAGCGCCGACCGCCGATCCAGCGTCGTCGACGCCAGCGGCGCCATGATCAGCGTCTTGGTGCCGGCCGGCCAGTCCACCGCGGCGCCGCCGTTCGAGCTCTCGATCACGGCGGTGCGCGCCAGCCTGTTCGTCCCGCTGTTGTAGGTTGCGAGCAAGGTTTCCCAGTTCGCGCCGCCCCTGACCGCCAGGTTACAGACGTCGCCATTGGCCATCACGTCGCCGAATTCCTGATACCCCGACACTGCGCCGGCGAGCTCGTATTCGCCGGTGCCCGTCGTGATGGAGGATTCCGCGACGTTGTCTTTTTGCACATAGGCCATCAGAGGCGTTCCTCGATGCGATAGGTCTTGCTGAAGGTTTCGAAGTAGGGCTGGACGACCGGCGAGACGTCGGCGGCGAGGCCCCACACGCTGTCGCGCGCGAGCTCGCTGCTCTCGTCATCCGTCATGAACAGCACATCCGTGCTGGCGCCATTGACACGGTCCATCGTCTCGACAAACCCCTGCCGGTCGACGGGGCTGATCACCTCGAAGGGCAGCTCCAGCGTGCGGTAGTACGTTTCCCGGCCGATCTGCGTCTGCCCGCCGCGGGTCTTCGTGCGCAACGACGGGTCGGCCCAGGCGCGGCCCCAGCCATAGGCGAAATTGCGCGAGAAGCGGCCCCGCACGCCGGCGGCGACGCGGCCGCACTCGACGAAGTCCCCGGTGCCGGCAAGGTCGATGCGGAGATAGCGGCCGGCAACACTCGCCGCCCGCACTGCGATCGCCTGCAGGTAGGCCTGGCTGACCGCCGCCGTGCCGGTGTCCCAGGCGTCGCCCGCCGCACCGGAAGCGTCGGCAGTCGACAAACGGAACCGCGCCGTCGTTGCCGTCAGGCCGATCGCCGCGACCGTGTCGATCGCCGTCGACGCGCCGAAGTCGAACAGCAGGTAGTCGCTGGAGATGCGCGAGCGCCATTTGCGCGCCACGTGCTCGTTCTGCACGTTGGCGGCCGGCGTCGTGATCACCTGGCTGCCCGCGATGACCGACGCAAGGTCGGCGAGGTTCTCGAAAAGCACTGCAGCCTTGCCCATCAGCCGAAACCCACGATCTCGATCTCACCGGCTGCGGCGTCCTCGCCGATCTCGACGATGCGCAGCAGCCGCCCTTCGGCAAGGTCCCAGCGCGGATAGGTCGCCTCGATCACGTCACCCACATTGAGCACCAGCGGCCTGAGGTCGAAGGTCATGCGATAGATCGCGGCGCTGCGGCGATGCAGCGCCAGCAGCCGGTCGGCCTCGGCCTGCGCGGCGGCAGCTTCCGCATAAGCCGCGCCCCCGATCGTCCGCTCCAGCGCCAGCGGGTGATCGACCTTGATGGCCGCGGCCTCGGCGCCGGCGTACCGCACCTCCTCCGCCAGGAAGGCGCGCCGCGCTTCTGAGACGGCGCCGGCCGGGTCGGAGATCACCGTCCAGTTGCGCCCCCAGGGCACGCGCCAGCGCCATGGCGGCGGCGTCAGGCCGGACGGCAGCCTCTCGCGGCGGATGTCGCGGACCAGCGTCTTGTCGAAGCGCCAGACCGGCGCACCTGACGGCAGCGAGAAGCGCATCGCCTCGAAGCGCCCGTCGCGGCGGAAGCCGGCCCAGGCCGCGGCCCCGATCACCTGTGCGATCGCATCGGCGACGCTCGACCCGTCATTGTGGTCGGCCCACCAGCCGACGGCTGCGGAATCGGCGGCCTCGAATGCCGTGAAGGCCGGCAGGTAGAGGCCGGTCGCGTCGGTGGCGATGTCGGTCGCGAGCTCGACGATGCGCTTGACGATGCCGGCGCGCGTCTCGACATAGCCGGCGCCGCTGGCATCGCCCTCGACGTCGGCGGTAACCTCTCCCTCGAGCACGAAATTCAGCCGGAAGAAACCTTCCGCCAGGCAGGTGTGGAACGTGCCCGACGATACCGTGGCGGCGGCAAGCGCGGCATAGCTGGCATGGTTGCTGCCCGGCGTCAGCGCCATCCCGCGGACATAGACCGCCGATATCGCCCCGACCGGTCCGTCATTGACCTGGTAGATCAGCGAGGTCGGCGTCACCAGCGGCGGCGCCACGTTCTCGACGAAGCCGAAGGCCCGCGGCTTGCGTTTGCCGGCCAGATCCTCGCCGCCGTCGGCGCCGCCCGTCCCGCCATAGCGGTTGGCGTTGAGCGGCGCCTCGAGCCGGAACGAATAGTCCTGCAGCGGCACGGTCAGCGCCGCCTCGTCGACATGCGCGTCGGCCGCGACGCCCTTGAAGGCGACGAACCAGTCGGCATAGCGGTCGCCGACGCGGCCGTGCCTGACCTCGACCTCGCGTCCGTCGAGCGCGTAGCTCTGCGGCAGGGCGTCGAAGGCGCCGTCGGTATTCTGGACGGTCAGCTCGCCCTGGCCGACGACGAAGCCGCCGAAACCATCCTGCTGGACGATCGAGCGGCGGAAGCGCAGGGCCTGTTCGAGCGAGCCGACGAAAGCCTGGTTCGCCGGACTGTCGGCGGCGACGGTGACCAGCTCGCGCGTGGCGACGAAGATGCGGTAGGCGAAATCCACCGCGAGCACGGCGCCGACGAACATGGTGAAGCCGGCGGGCCGCTGCGACGCATCGCCATAAGCGGCGTCGCCGTAGGGTGCGCGACCGAACATCTATGACCTATCCGAGAGGAACCAGGGGTTCAGGATCGCCGCGAAGGCCTTCATTGCGCCCTCGTCATCGAGCATCTCGGCGAAGCGGCTGAGCGGTGCCATGTCGAAGCCGATCGACGCCACCAGCGCGATCACCGGCTGGTCGAGCGTCACCGGCCATTCCGACCAGGCCCGGAACTGCTGCAGCGACGTCGCCAGCATCCGCGGGTAGATCACCGGCTGCGAGAGCGGCTGTCCCCAGCGATCGGGGAAAAGCAGCTCGCCGAAGGGGCCGAACTGTACGAACGCCCCGAACTGCTGCTCGCCGGCAGGAAGCCGGCGCGGGAAGCGCACCGGCTCCGATAGCGAAGGCACCCAGCGGTCGGCCGTCACGCCTTCCGTGAACGGCTCGAAGCCTTGGTAGGCGGCGAATTGCTGCGCATGGGCAGGCAGCCGGCGTGCATAGCGCCGCGGCTCTGACAGCGCCGGATACCAGCGATCGGCGCTGACGGCTTCCGCGAAGGGCGCGAACTGCACGAAGGCGGCGAACTGCTGCTGCCATGCCGGCAATGCCCGCCTGAAGCGAACCGGCTCCGACAGCGGCTGGAACCAGATCAGCGCCGGCGCGATGTCCGTGCGCATTTCGAAGAGCTGCGAGCCCGGCTCGATCTGTGGCAGCCGGCGGATCGGCTCCTGGAACGCGACCTGCCAGCGATCCGGGCTGACGGCCTCGGCGAACGGCGCGAAGCCGGTGAAGGCCGCGAACTGCTGCTCGCCGGCCGGAAGCCGGCGCGGGAAACGCACCGGCTCTGACAGCGGCGGCACCCAGCGGTCGGCCGTCACGCCTTCCGTGAACGGCTCGAAGCCCTGGTAGGCGGCGAATTGCTGCGCATGGGCAGGCAGCCGGCGTGCATAGCGCCGCGGCTCCGACAGCGCCGGATACCAGCGATCGGCGCTGACGGCTTCCGAAAAGGGTGCGAACTGCACGAAGGCGGCGAACTGCTGCTGCCATGCCGGCAATGCCCGCCTGAAGCGGACCGGCTCCGACAGCGGCTGGAACCAGATCAGCGCCGGCGCGATGTCCGTGCGCATGTCGAAGAGCTGCGAGCCCGGCTCGATCTGCGGCAGCCGGCGGATCGGCTCCTGGAACGCGACCTGCCAGCGATCCGGGCTGACGGCCTCGGCGAACGGCGCGAAGCCGGTGAAGGCCGCGAACTGCTGCTCGCCGGCCGGAAGCCGGCGCGGGACGCGCACCGGCTCCGACAGCGGTGGCACCCACCGGTCGGCCGTCACCGCTTCGGCGAACGTCAGGGCAGCCGGATCGATGCGGAAGCCTTCGGCGGCAAGCCTCGCCGCATGCGCCTGCGGGTCGACGCGGCGGCGCACCGGCTCCGAGAATGGCGGCGTCCACTTGTCGGCGAGGACGATCTCTGCGACAGCCTCCGGCGGTTCGGAGGCGCCGTACGGCGTCGTTCCGTACGGTTGGTGGCCGTACATGGATCAACCCCGCATTTCGCGGTAAAGGCGGTCCCTGGCCTCGATACGCTCCAGCTTCTTCTCGAGCGGATCGCAGCCCTTACCGAGGCAGAGCGGGCAGATCAGCTTGTCGCAAACATAGCAGCGGCCACCCATGTTCGCTGGGTCGGCGAGCGGCTTCACCGCGACGATGCGATTGCAGTGGGCACAGGTGAAGGTGTCCTGGACACGCTCACTGCCCGTCTCGTCGCAGGTGAAGAAATAGCCACCGGGCCGACGCATGGATGTCGGCCTCTACTTCCGCTTCGCTGGTTTCGCCGTTTCCTCGCCTGTGGGCTCGCCGCCGGCGTCGGTGATGACGCGCTGAAGCGCGGCCGCGCCGGCCCGCAGCAGTTCGTCGACCTCCTTCTCGGTGCGGCCGGCCTGCTCCACATACGCGACCACGGCGCCGAAGCCGTGCTTCTGCTCCCACTGGTAAGGCAGCGCGTTGTAGGGCTGCGGCAGTGCGTCGTGCAGCGACCGGCCGACGATCAGGCTCACATGGTGGTGGCCGGTCGAATAGCCCTGCATCGGCGACGCATTGGAGCGCCAGCCGGGAAAGACGTCGTCGAGGTGCTGCTTGAACGTCTCGGCCGACTGCGGGTCGGCAGCGAGCGCGGTGATGAACGCGATCGCCGCTTCGTGATGGACGCTGGTAGCCATCTTGGGTCTCCTGTTGGGGCGCGGCCTCTCTTTTGCGGAACGGCTGTCAGGCGAAGTGCAGCTGCCCGATCGCGGTACCGGTGTAGCCGGGGCTCTTCACCCGCAGCGCCAGGCCGTTGGCGTCGGTTGCCGGAATGATCAGCTCCTGGCCCGGCATCGCCACCCAGCGGTGCGTCGCGCGCTGGTTGATGCCGGCGGCCCACAGGCTCGACGCGGCGGTGACGGTCGGCTCGGCGGTGTGGTTCACCGTGCCCACCATCGGCGTCGCGCCGTCGGCCGGGTCGAGCTTTGTCGGTGTCGCCGACGTGCCGGTGCCGATCGCGGTGGTGCGCGAGATGTCCCAGGTCATCACCTGGTCGGCCGGCGTGCCGTCGACGCCCACGGCGAACTCGTGCACGGCGGCACGCTTCAACAGAGTGGTGTTCGACGCCGACAGGTTGACCAGCGTCTTGAACGCCGTCGAGACCGCCTGCTGGGTGCCGGCGAGCGTGTTGGAAAGTGCATAACCGCGCATCTGGGTTTCTCCTTTGCGAAGGCGGGTAGTTACTTAGCGAAACGGGATGGCGAAGCGCCCGGCCTTGAGCCGGAAGCTTTCGCCGATCGGCACGATCTGTGCCTCCTGGCTCTGGCCGAAGATCAGCATGTTGCCGGCCTGGTCGTGCAGCGAGCCGTCGGTGATGGCGCCCCAGTCGTTCGTCGCGGGGCCGATATTTACATCCGTCGCCAGCGTCGAGACGCCCGACGCCAGATCGAAGGTCGACATCAGCCCGGTCAGGTTCGGACGGGCATAGCCGCCGCCGGTGCATTCGGCTGCTACGGATCCCGCATTGGTCGGGCTCGCCAGGTGAAGTGCCAGCCGGATCGCCGTCGGCATCGTCCAGGGGATGCCGACGAGCACATGGTCGAGCAGCTTCTTGGCGAGCCAAAGGGTGGCGCCCTCGGTGATCGCCACTGTGAGCTGGCCAGGGGTCAGCTGGAATTGCTGGCCGGTCTCGACGCTCTGCGAAGGGTTGAGCGCACCGTAGAAGATCATGTCGCCGACATCGTCGTGGATGCCGAAATAGGTGACGACACCCCAGTTTGCGGTCGCCGGGCCGATGTTGACGACGTGGTCGAGCCGCGAGATTCCGGTCGACGCATTGGCCGGCGACATCAGGCCCGTGAGCGACGCCCGCGCATAACCTCCGGCCGCGACCTCGAAGGTGGTGACCCCGTCCTCGGTCGGGCTTTGATTGTGCAGCGAGCCTGCGAGTGTCGCCGGCGGCGCATAGGAAGCGATGCCCAGCGTATGATTGCCCAGCGCCCGCTGCAGCTTGCGTGTCATCGCCAGCATGATCGTGCCTTCAAGCGGCCTTGCCCGGGGCGGGCTTGCGTTCGGCCGCCAGGCGCTGCGCGTCGGCAAGCCGCCTGAGCTCGGCGCGCACGTCGGCGAGCTGCGAAGCCAGCGCTTCGGTTTGGGCGGCCGTCGCCGCTGCCACCATGCGGCCGAGTTCGCGAAAGTTTTCCCTGCCGTCGCCGCGCTGGAACGTTCCGGCGTGCATGGCCTCGAGCTCCGGCCGCCATCGTGCCGTCACCGCCGCATTCGCAACGAATTCGCGCCCGTGCACGGTGCCGGCGACCCGGTTCGTGGCCATGTCGCCGGTGTAGCCGCCGCCGGCGAAGCCCGGCGTGAGGCCCCCGGCCTGGCGCAATTGCCGGATGACGGAGTCGATCGAGTTGAATGCGTCGACATAGCCGGCGGCGGAACCGAAATACGACTTTGCCTGCTCGAGATAGGTGCTGATCGCGCCTTGCAGCCCGTCCATGGCGGACCGGTCGCCGCCCAGCGCCCCGGACGCGGCACGCTCGAAAGCGGCCTTCGCCTCGGCGAGCTGGTCGGTGGGCGACAGGATCGAGGAACCCGCGTCCAGCCGGATCGAACGCCAGAAGTCGGTGATCGTCTCCGCGAATGAGCGGCGGATGTCCTTCAGCGCCGAGTCGACGGCGGATGCCAGAAACGGGAACTGCGCGGTCAGCCGGGCGATCTCGTCGGCCCCGAGATCGGCGCTTTCAAAGATCTTCGCCACCGCCAGATTGTATTCCTCCTGGGCGAGTGCGGCGCTCAAGCCGAGCGCTGCGGCGTCGCGCAGGCGCTCATTGTAGCGTTTCTGCGCGTCGGCAATCTCGTTGAGATAGCCATTGCCGCGCAACTCGTTGATCGAGCGGGTGAGACCCTCCGTGTAATCATCGCGCAGCTTGGCGATCGCCAGGCTGAGATTGTGGTGCACCATCCAGCCGGCCTGCTCGGCGGTCAGCCCAAGTTCGACGAGCGTGCTCGAAAGGCCGGCAACCGTGCCCACCAACCGCTGCATTTCGGCCTGCATCGGCGAAAGCTCTTCGACGCCGCGCAATTGCATCAACAGATTGGACCGCGCTGCCGCCAGCGCGTCGCCGACGCTCGCACCGGCGAACGCGGCGTCTTCGACGAACCCCTTCATCTCCTCGCGCAAGGCGCGTATGCGCTGCTGCGCCTGAACGAAGGGACTGTCGCCGCCAAGCCCGGCATGCAGCGCCTCCAGCGTGCCGGTGAAGCCGTTGATGAAATCGGCCCTGAGGATGCCCTGGAAATTGTCGATGGCCACGACAAGCTCGTTGGCGAGCGCGTGGTCGCCTGCCTTCCATGCCGTTTGCCACGCTTTGACCGCCTCATCGCGGAAATCGCGGAAAGTCTGCTCCATTCCGCCCACGCCCCGGCCCATGCCCGTGTCGATGAGCGTGTCGATCGTCGAGCGGCTCTGCTCGATGCTGTCGCGCGCCTGCTGCTGATCCTTCTTCTTCTGCTGGCTGTTGCCGAAAATGCCGCCCAACCCACCAGCAGCGCCACCGATCAGGGCGCCGACGGCAATACCGATTGGGCCAAAGGGGGCTCCCGCGGCGGCGCCGCTCAATGCGCCGCCCAGCGCGCCCATCGCCGGATTTTGCGACTGATAACCCATGCCGAACCCGCCAAGGCCAGCACTGACGCCGGCGGCGGCCTTGCCTGCGCCCGCGCCCGACATTCCGAGCGACTCGAACAGGCCGACGAGCGGAGCCTGTCCGCTGCTCGTGCCGGCAAAGGCACCTTTCTCAACGGCGTCGCGCATCCCCGCCCATGGGTCTTTGCGATTGTCGTTCGCGGCGCCGCCCCCGCCCCATATGCCTTCCGCCGAGAAGTCGAAGAGCTTGGCGAGGTTCTGCTCGCCGAGCCTCGCGAGGCCGGAAGCCACGTGTTCGGCAAAGTCATCGAACGACTTGATGCCACCCAGGAAAACTTCGGTGAAGGCATCGCCCAAGGTGTCGCCTACGACGTCTGCGATTTCCTCGTATTGGTGGCGCTGGCGCTCGATCTGCTGGTTTTGCCGAATGGCAAACGCAACCCTTTCGCCTTCGGCGGATTTGATGTCCAGGCCGAGTTGGCGGATGCGCGAATAGACCTCCTTTTCCTGCCGGGTTCGACTGAGCTGCTCCCGCTCGAAGTGCAAATCCGCTGTCGCCCGGGCCTCGGCGGTGCTCCTGGCGACCTCGGCGTAGCTAGAGGCCAGTTCCTTCAGCTGCGCTATCTGCGCCTCAGTCGGCCTGCGGCCCTTGTCGTAGGCGCGCTGCAGCAGGTCGAGCTCGAAGCGCAAGGTCTCGGCTTCCACGCCGGTCTTGCCGACCAGCTGGGCTTCGAGACGCATCTGATCAATCCGGTCCTGCGCGCTCTTGACCAAGTCACGATAGGCGTTCGCGGTGCTGCCCGTTTTGATTTTCGCGGGCTTGTCCGGGTCGAAACCCTTGCTGCCATCATCCCCGAACCGCCGCCACATCTCGAACGCATCGCGGAACCCCTCGACCATGCGATCCATCGTGCCGAGCCGGCTCGTTCTGGGCGTGGTGTTCGCGAGGCCGAGCGCTGCCCGTTGAGCCCGCTCCAGCTCCCCGGCGAGGCCTGACACGCTGGCGATGGCACCGGAGAAATCCGGCGAGACGCCGGACAGGTTGAGGAGCGCCGTCCGGAATTCCTCGGCGGTGATCCGGCCCGCGCGCAGGTCCGTTGCCAGGGTGCCTATATAGTCCTGCACCCCTGCGCTCGGAACGCGGTCGATTTCCGCCTTCATTCGCCCGAACGCGCCGGCAACCTCGTCGACCTGCTTGCCGACCTCGGGAAGCCTCGAAGCGGTTTCGAGCGCATCCTTGGCGAGATTCTGGATCTCGATGGCTGCAGGCTTGAGGTTCGGATCGGCCTTGGCCAACGCAGTGACGGCATCCGAAAAAGCCCTGATCTCTGGCGTGCCGTCGCGAGCGCTTTCACGCAGGCTCTGAATCAATTTCTCAAACGGCTTGAACTCCTCCGCCGGGAAAAAGCCACGGAAGCCATAGCGGAGCCGTTCACGCGTGTCGCTGATGATCCCGTCGACCTGTTCGATCAGCAGTCGCTTGGCCTTTTCCAGCTCTCCTTCGTTCACCAGGTTGATCGTCGCCGCGCTTGCGCTGGCGTAGCCCTCAGCTCTGGCCCGCGCATCGTCATAGGCCGGTCCGAGGCGGCGGATATTAGCCTCATGCCGCGCCAGGATGCCGTCGAGCTTCTCGACCTCAGGCGAAAGCGAGCGGAAGAGATAGTAGGCGGCATAGCCAGCCGCGGTGATGCCGGCGAGGAACAAGGTGGTCGGCGTGACCAGCGAGACGAGCCCCTGCGCAAGTGCCGGAAAGATTTCTCCCAGGCCGCGCTTGCCCATGATTTGAGCGACCTGGGTCCCCTGCTGCATCATCAGCGTGAAGGGCGACTGCCCGGAGGCGAGCATCATCGCCATATCGTTCATCTGGAACGACAGGTTGCTCACCTCGTGCGCGGCCAGCGCCGTCCCTTTCGCAGCCGTCCTGACCGCCGGGTCGACCCCACGGAGCGCCAGGACCTGATTGGCGAAGGATGCCTTATGGCGCTGGATGGCATCCGCCGCCTCGGTGGCTGAGAGGGCGCCGACACGATGAGCCTGGCGGATTTCCTCCAAGGTCGCGAGATAGCCCCGCTGCGCCGCGAAGAGAGGATTGTACTTTGCCCGCAGCCGGTCGAGCTCGGCCCCGTAGGCCGCAATATCGTCCGCCCGCGCTTGCGAGTTGAAGTCGCTCCTGACGCCTGTTGCGGCGTTGACGCGCGCCTGCGCCTGCTGCGCATCGGCGAGGTGCTGGACCGCGATGGCGGCCCTGCGCGCGCCTTCGGCTTGGGCTTCGTATCGGCTGTTGACGGCGGCGATTGCCGAGGAGACGTTGTGGTAGCCGGCCGCGGCCAGCTGCGCCGCGTCCGCCTGCAGTCCGAACTTGCGATACACACCCTCGACCAGCGCCTCGAGCTGAGCCATGGACGTTTCGGTGACGTTGCTCGCCTTGGCGATGTTCATCAGCGCGGCGTTGAACCTCTGCGCCTCGCCATAACCGACGATGAACTGCCGTGACAGCCGCTCGACGCCGGTCAAGCGCTGGGCTTTCTGGTCGGTCGTTGTGATCGCATCACCGACTTCGCGGCTCGACGCGGCGCCGGCTTTGTCGGCCGACACCTTCGCTGCCATGCCAGCAACATATTTCGAAGCGTCGAAGTCGGCGCTGACGCGCAGCTGCCGCAGGGAAACAGTCATATAGGCCCCGTCCAGGATTTTGAGCTATCGAGGCCGCCTGCGCGCCGCCTCTTCCTTCTCCCGCTCCGCCGCCCACAGAAGCCATTCCGTGTCGATCGCTGTGAGCAGGTGGCGAAAGATGTCGAACTCCTCGCCCTCGATGCCGTACCGGTGCGCGTAGCAGTCGATTGCCGTGAAGAGGATCGGAGATTGGCCGCCCATGGCCCCGTACTGCCGGTCGAAGCGAAGCATGTCCCAGGCGCGCCAGTAAAGGTCATGCCAGCGCTCCTGATCGGGCGGCGGTTCGGGGCGGGCGTCAACGGTGATCTCGTCTGGATGTTCCTCGGCGAGCCGACTGAGCCAGGCCGCAGTCTTTTGCCCCTCTAGCCGCCACCGGAGGGCGGCGCGGAGTTTTTTCCCGTCTTCTCCACGAACTCGAGGTTGAGCTCGGCAAGGCGCGAGGCGCACCATTCGACAGCACGCACCACTTCGCGAAACTCCGGATTGGTCAGCGTGTGGTGGGCAAGTTCGGGAGTATAGGCTTCGTCGAGCCCGTCCCATTCATGCAGGATGTGCTCGGCATAGAGGCGACCGAACTCGACGGCAGCGTCGGACTTCGTGCGCGCGAGCCGCTGCATCAGGCTGTCTCGCGCCGTTACGTATTCTGGCTTGTTGAGCGAGGAGACACGAAAGCGCACGCCGGGCCACTGGGGATATGGGACCCAGTCGCCGACGCTCTCGCGCACAAGGTCCGCCTTCAGCGAGGAAAGCTTTACGGTCATGGTGATTTTCCCTTTGTCGGAAGGAGGCGAGCGGCCCCGACATGCCGCCCGCCCTTTCGGCCGAAACCTGACCCGTGTCGGCGGAGACGCCAATCACTCGTAATATTCGAGGCGGTTGACGATGCGATGCGCGCCAGTGAGGCTGTCGTAGCTGGCCATGCCGGCCAGCGGCAGCATCACATCCTGGTTCTTCGCCCCGGCCGACGGCGCACCGCCGGTGAAGGTCACCCGCGGCACGGCGTCGATCACCGCCTGGCTGTCTTTCTGGGTGCGGATGTTGATATTGCCCACCGTGCCGGCGAGCAGCTTCGTGTACAGCGCATTCGAGCCGAAATAGGTCTCGAGGTTGATCGTGACGGCACATTCCCCGACGCCGATGTCGACGGCACCGACGCTGCCGACCCCCGTGATCATCCTCAGATTGTTGTTCATCGAGATCGACGCGCTGCGGATGAAGTTCGGCGAGGCGACCGCGACGCCGGATTCCGCGATCCGCCCGACATTGACGTTCGCTGACATGATCGCGTTGGTTGTCGCCGCATCCGGCGACGCATCCTGCGAGGTGGTGTCCTGCGCGCCGGTCAGGCCCTGCATGTTGAACGATCCGGTGACGATCTGCTCGGTCTGGTAGGAGGTGTCCCACTGGCCGGCGACCATGCCGCGCTGCAGCACGTAGGTCGGGGTCGCCTGCCCCATGAAGCCACGCTCGATCGACAGCGAGGTGCGGGTGGTGCCGTTCTTGATGTAGTCGCCGAACCACACCTTGATGGTCTTCGAGGAGCCGCTGTCCGTCGTCCAGCCGGACGGCAGATTGTCGAGCGTGAGCGCCGTGGCGGCGATCGCCGTGACGCGCGCCCAGTCGTTGCAGGCCGCGGTTGCGAATTTGTCGCCCGCTGCGGTGCCGCCGATCTTCACCCACATGCCGACGGCGAGGCCGAGCGTGGTGAAATCGAGCGCCGTCGAGCCGAGCCCGGTCGAGGTCGCGGTGATGTCGCCCGAAGCCCCCTGGAAGCCCACCACTTTCAGCCGGGCCGTCGCCGGGGGGGCGGTTTCGTCGGTCAGTCCGGGCGACGCCGGCGCCACGACCGAAGTCGCCCCGGATCCTGACTGCGCGCGGAAGATCAAGTTGTTGCCGGCATTGGTGAAGCCGGTCGCCCGCACGAGCTGGCCCTCGACGAAGGCGGCCCCGGTGGTGACCGTGTAGGTGTCCGACGCAGCCGTGACGGCGGTGATGACGCTGTCGGCCGTGCCGTCATTGTCGCGCACCGGCGAGTTGACCCAGGTCGAGAACATCGCCGAGCGGATCAGGTCGCTGAACGGGCTGTCGTCGACCGGGAAAGAGAGCTCGAAATTGATGCCGCCCTGGTTGGTCTCGTTCACCTTGATCGGATCGGCGTTCATGCGGTCCGACCGAAGCTCGGCCGACTGGACGAATACCGGCTCGAAGCCGAGGCTTTCGCCGGTGATGCGGGCGGTACGGAAGCGCGGCGAGCCGGGCGTTGTGCCGAGCGTCGTCTCGCGCACGGTGGTCAGGCGAAGCCGGTTTGAATCGGTCATGGCGTCACTCCATTGGCTGATAGCCGCCTGGCGCGACCGGGCGGGTGGTCATCACGAGGAAGGAAAGGGAGGGGGGTGGTTTAGGTGGTGCGGCGGCCGGATTTCGGAGACGGCTCGGCTTTCGCCTCGACGATGAAGCCGCGTTTCACTAGGTCGGTATAGTCGTGCGGCGAGAGATCATCGGCCGGAGAGACCGGGGCGCCGGGCAAGAACTTGCACTGTGCACTCTTGAACGCTTTGGCGACGGTTGCGCTCATCAGTCGTGATCCTTCTCGAAGTCGACGATTGCGGTCATGGCGAAGTAGTTGGCGATCGGCACGCCCGGCTCCCCGGCGCCGATAGACATGCCGCGCGGGCGGATGCCGGCGTCCTCATTGCCGCGGAAGAGGTCGAGGGCCTGCTTGGCAAAGACGCGCGCCTGGCGGCTGCCGATGCCGTTCTTCGTCATCACGTGCAGGAATATCTGACCCCACTCCCGCCAGCGGTTTGAAATCGTCGGGTCCGCACCGATCGATACCTGGTCAAAGGCGTTGCCGACGATCTCCACAAAAAGAAAATGCGCAGGTTGGTCGGCCGGTGTCGGATCCTGCGGATTCTCGAAGACCAGCGGCGTCGCCGTCCAGTTCGCTGTCAGATAGGTCTCGATGCCGCTAAAGGCTTCCGGGCTGGACATATGCTGTGCTATCCGTTGCTCGGCTGAGCGTTATGCCGACGCTCGTGAAGCGTCGGGGCTGCTTGCGGCGCTGCGAAAGCGGTGGGTGCCCTCGGGCCCATACGGTACCTGCTTGTGGCTATCCCTGACTGGGGCATGGGAGAGCGGGTGAGACACCCGCCGCTCAGTCAATCATCCTCATCACCAGCGACGGATAGGTGATCCGCTGCCCAGGCTGCCGGTCCGCGCGGCGCGAGCGTGTCGGCCCGCGCAGGATGTAGGGCACCTGCGGATGGATCCCCTGTGGCAGGTCGAGGAACTCGACACGGCAGCTCACCAGATTGCTGCCCATCTTCCTCAGCACGCCCGAGCGGGCCCGGTGGAACAGCGGCACGACGGTCTGCTGGATCTTCCGGGTGTAAGGCCGCACATTCGTCACCACGACCTCGGCCTCGGCGGGGATGCTCTCGAAATCCGCTACCGGCACGCGGTTCGCCAGCACCACGAAGGAAGAGCGGTACCGGCCCGACTTGACCGGCGCGAACCGCTGCAATTCGGCAAGCGCAGCGATGACGACGACCGACCACCAGATGAAGTCGTAGACGATCGGGCCCGGTGCGCTGACGCTCTCCTCGGCCGCACCCTCGCGGCCGTTGACGAATGTCCGGTACCGCCGCGACGCAACACCCGACGCAATCACCTGGGCGAGCTCGGCCTTCGCCAGCTTGGCGAGCTCGGCGCTGATCGCGTCTTGCGAAATCCCTTCCGTCGCGAGCCTGATGTCGCGATCGAACGTCTCGAAGCGGGACATTCAGAAGCGCTGCGCGACCCACGGCCGCGCCCAGGGCGTGAAATGCCAACCGCGCAACCTCGCCTTCAGCCCAACGAAGGGTAGCCTGCGGCTGTGCCGTGCCGCCCCGCCGGCAACGCTCTTGAGGCCCCGGTCATCAAAGTACCGCGACGGCATGCTGCGCAGGCCGCAACGATCCGTTCGGGCCCTGTTGGAGTGAGAGCGCAACCGAATCATCATCCTCCAACCATCAGTTCGATCCGGACCAACACGTCCTGTACCGAGATGTGCCCCGGGAACTCGATGTTGCGGATCTTGCCGCTCGTCTCGACGATCTTGTCGCCCTTGCGGATCGGCAGCGGCCACTGTGCGGCGTTGATCCCGGTCGGGCTGAGAACAACCTTCGACCAGGTCTGATCGATGCCGCCGACGAGCTCTTCCGGCTTCAGCGGCCGGACAGACGCCGGGAGGCCTTCGGCATCGAATGGTATCTGCGTGCCGCCGGGCCCAAGCGTCAGCCGCCGGAGGGTGACCGTGTTCCCGCCCTCTTCCAGAGCCGCATCGAGATCGGCGATCAGCTCGGCCGGCGTTATCACCGCGCGTGCACCCGCGCCGAAAGCACGGTGCTCCCGGCATAGGTGCCGGTCGAAACGACCTTCAGCCGGAAGCGGTCGCCGAGCACGATGCCGGCCGCGACCGTGTCGTCAGCCAACGCGCCATCGGTCGGTGTCAGTTCGTTGCCGTCCGGCTTCAGCCGCCGCGCCCGCGTCTTGCCCGCCGTAGTGGCGGTGAAGCACAACAGGTCGAACCAGGTCGTGCCCTGATCGAGTGAAGACTGCAGATAGGCCTTCACCGCCGTACCGCCGCTGCCATAGGCAAGCCGCAGCTGCGCGTCGAGCTCGGCCACACCCGCCAGGTCGTCGACCACGGTGCCTATCTGCGTGCCGGCCGCGGTGATCGTGAAGTCGCCAAGCGAATAGATGCCGGGATTTTCCATCAGGCAAACACCAAATTGCGGAATCGTGCGAGTTGTCCGGCGACGATGTCCGGCACCGCACCCTCATGCGAGGACCCCGGCACCGATCCGACCCACCAAGTCTTTTCCACCCGACGAACGTCAGGGATGTCCACGACTTCACCGCGCAAGGCAGGGTCGCGACGTGATTCAGCCCAGGCCAGCCGCACAAAATCCATAGCGGCCATCTTCAGGTCAGGCGGCACTTCGTCGAAGCCGGCGGCGTACACCACGGTGACCTTGTTCGCGCACCAATTGATCGGCAAGTCGCTGCTGAGCCGTGTCAGCAGCCCGGATTCGGGGTCGACCACATAATCGTCGGTTGTCAGCGTCTCCAGATCGGCCACGACGCTCGTGATCGATACCTCATGCCGCCGGGCGAGCTCGATCTGCTTTGCCCCGACGCAACGCATCGTCTGGGTCAGCGTCTCGCGTCGGAGCGTCGGTGCCGCCCCTGCTCCGACTGCGACACCGCATTCGGCCGTGATTGCGGCCGCGATGCGAAGCCCGAGCGCGGCGAGTTTGGCGTCTTGGCTGTTGTCGCTGACGCCGGCGGCCTCGCGCAGCTCGGCCGGCGTGAGCAGGGCCAACGACGTGGCGGGCGTCGTGACCGCCAGGGTCGACATCATTTTTTGGGACGGGGCTTGCTGGCGGGCTTCTTGGCCTTGAGTTGATCCACGGGCGGGGGTGGCGGAACCGGTGCGGGGTCCTCGGCCTGCAGCTCGTCGGCCGCCGCCGCGGCCGGAACGGCTTCAGCGACGCGCTCAACGCGCGGGTCGCCTTCCCGAAAGACGGCGCGGTCCTCAGCGGGGATCGCCTCGCCGGCCTTGGCGAGCGCGATCGCGCCGGCCGCGCTCGTGTAGTGGAACGTCATCTTGGCTTTCATGATCAAGGCCCCATGACAAGGATGATGGTGCCGCCCTTGGCGTTGCCGGCATTGGCGACGGTCGGATAGAGGTCCCCGCCTTCATGGAAGACACGCTGTAGCGCGGTAGTGCCGTCGCCGACCTGCGGCACGCCGATCTTGCGGTTAGCGTTCGAAAGGTTGGCACCGATGCCGGTCAGGAAATCGACGCCACCGCTGATCGCGTCGAGGAGAGTGACGTCGTAGAGATCGGTGGGCTGCGTGCCGCCACCATCCGGAACGAACTTCGCCTGGTGGATATGGCCGCGTTTGATCCCGACGGCATTCTCTGCGACCGCACCGCCTGCCGACGACACCCAGGCGATGCTGTACTTCGAGTAGCCGCCGCCCAGATCCGAAGTGGTGACGGTGACAGTTCCGGCGACGGCCATGGCAGGGCAACCTCAGTGGCGAATGAGTGCGGGGAGAGCGGCGGTTTTTACTGTCGGCCGAACTTGATGCAGCGCATCCAGTCGAGGGTGCAGGTCTTCGCGGCTGCAGCACCTGCCAGGAAATGGATGGAGGGCGTCAGTTCCTCGTCGTCCGGCAGGTTGGTGATAGCCGGCACCGAAACGGACGCGCCGTTAACGAAAACCTCGAGTGCGGCCCCGTTCCAGTAGAATTCGGCGACAAGGAAGGTATCGTCGACGACCGTGTGGATCGCCGCGACATTCGTTGCCGTCGAGTTCTTGTTGATGTCGAAGGACATAGCCGTAGAGCCATCGGCCTTCAGGAAACCGATCGAGTCGGTCACGCCGCCGAGGATGGTGGTGTCGGTGATTGCGAGCCCGATGAAGAAATCCGACTGCGTGGCGTCGCTGATCTTGAAGCGGACGCCGAAATAGAGCGGCTTGTTCGCCTCGAGCTTGAAGGCCTCGCCCTTCAGCTGCATGTTGACGCCATCATCCTCGTTACCGTCCGTCGTGATGACCAGCGTGCCGTTGCCACCCGTTCCGGCGGCCACAGTGGATTCTCCGGCGCCGGCCTCGACCAGCGTGATGGTCCATTGGTCGAGAGTGGCATCGGTGCCGGGCACGGCAACGAAATCGTCCACAAACTTCACGACATCGGAGCCAAGCGCGTCGACGATGCGTTTGCGGTGACCCTCCCAGAAGGCGAGGGCGCCGTTGATGTGGATCGAATGAATGGACATGCTCGTTCTCCTGTTTTCGGCCTATCGGCCGCCATGCTTGGCGAAAGGGGAGAAGACGCGCCGGGAAACCCGACGCGCCCGGGATCAGGATCAGGCTGAAAGGTCAGGCGATGACCGTGTCGGGAACCTGCCGCGCGTAACGCGGCTTCAGCATCTCGATGAGGATGCCGCCGAGCACGGGGCTGTCGACCACCTCGACGGCCTTCAGGCGGACCCAGGGCTTGGCCGCCGGAAACCGCTGCGATTCGACTTCCAGCACATACAGCTGGCTCGATCCCGCGACAGTGGCGAAGCCTGACGTCGTCGCCGCCTGGACGTCGTCCGGCACGTCGTCGGAATTGTCGTACTTCTGGTAGTAGAAGGGCACCGCTTCGGGGTTGTCGCCGGCGGCATTGTCGCAGGCCTCAATCGTGAGCGTCGAGGTGCCGGTGGCGCCGACGCCCTTGTGAACGATGAAGCGGACGGCGTGGTACGCCTCCGCATTGACGACGTCGGAGTAGACGGTGCCCGAAAAGGCGTCGGCGACAGCGTCGAGACCCTTGACGATGTGCCGCTCGCCGAATGTGAGATTCGACATTTGGTTTCTCCCTCAGGGGAAAGAATTGCGAGAAGGGTGAAGATGCGCCGGCCGGCACAGCCCGGCCGGCGCCGACAGAGCGCCGAAGCGCGTCAGGCGCGGTTGGCGAGGGTGATGAAGGTCGACTGCTTGTCGGTGCCCTTGAACGGCGTGATCGGCTTGTCGTCGACCGGCTGCCCGTCGTACCGGTAGATGAAGCGGAACGCCTGCTCGTTGGTCAGGAACGCGACGTGAATGGATGTCGCGTACTGGATGTCGCCCTTGTCGATCATCACGTAGTTCGAGGGATCGGCAAGCACGATGTCGCCCTCGGTGCCCAGCGTGTTGCTGAACTCGAGCGGGATCACCGGCCGGCCGAGCAGCGTGCCATAGGGCGACGAGGACAGGCCACCGGGCGGCAGGAAAACGGGCACGCCGCCGGTGCCGATAACCTGGTGCAGAGCCATCAGTGCCGGCATGGTGTCCTGGTTCACCCACCATTCAGACTTCGGGATCGACCGCGCGGGGAGCCGCGCGAACATCTTGGTGATGTTCTCGAAGAGGATGGTTCGCGCGGCCTGCCCGGTCTCCTTGGCGATCGCGACCTTGCAACCTGCATTCATGAAGCCGAGAGCAGTGGATACACCGCCGCCTTCGAAGATCATGTCGTCGACCATGAACGAGAACTCGTCCGGGAAGGCCTCGGCGATGACGCCGGCAAGCGCCGTTGAGTCCTGCAGCATTTCGTCGGTCGCATAGAGCAGGCCGGCGAGCTTTTTCAACTGCAGGTTCATCTGGCGGAACTTCGGACGCGACGGCGTCAGGGAGTCGCCTTCCCCGATGTGGTAGAGCTGCAGGCCGCCCCACCTCGCTCCTGTTGCGCGGCTGTCGTCCTTCAGCGCGTTGATCTTGAGGCCGTTCGATTTGGCCGAGATCGGAATCCGGCGGACCTTGCTGCCGATCATGGACCGCTCAAAGGTGCGCCGCAGTAGGCCGTCATTGACGTCCTTCTCGATTAGGAAGCCGCCATCTTCGGCCACGGTCTCGTTCGAGCCGAGCGAAGCCTCGACCAGGCGCTCGTCGGTTCCGCGCCCAAGTGCTGCCCTCCGGACTGCCTGCAGCATGTCGCCAAAGGCAGCCGTCTGGGCGTCGGTCAGGGTCTGGCCCGGCCGTAGCGCATGCGCGCCCGCCGGCAGCTTGGCGTATTTCGCCATGAAGCCGCCGACCTGGTTGGGATCGATGATCCCCGGCAATGCGCTACCGCCCTTCAGCTTCTGGAGCCGCTCGACATTTGCGATCTCGCCATCGAGCCGCTCGACGTTCGCCGAAGCGGCATCGAACTCTGTCTGCCGAGCATCGCCTTCAAGCGCGAGCGCGGCCTCCATTTCCTGGTAGGCAGTCGCCCTGAGCTGGCGCAGACCGACCAGATCTCGCGGCAGAGCTGCCGGCAGCGGCGTCAGCGCCATGAGAAGCCCGGCCGTCGGGTCTCCGACCGGGTAGGATGTTGCGACCGCAAGGGCCATGAGCACGACGACGGCCGCGAGGCCGACGCCGAAGCCAAGCTTCAACGTCATAGGAGTTCTCCTTGGTGTGGTGGCTCTGAGCGAGCCGGGGTCCCGGCGGCCTCCGCCGTGGATTACTGCCTCAGCGCCTCGAGGCGGCGCTTGTTGGCCACTTCCTTGCGCAGCGCGTTGAGCGTTGCGTCTTGCGATTGCACCCTGTCGGCCATGCCGGCCGCGATCGCGGCCTTGCCGACCTTCATGCCGCCGGCGCCGAACTCGGCCTTGACCTTCTCGACTGATACCTTGCGTCCGCGGGCGACGTCAGCGATGAACTGCTGCTCGATTGCATCGAGCATGGTCACGATTTCGCTGCGACCTTCGTCGCTCTCGGGATCTGGGCGTTTGTTCGGCGCGTTGGTGGAGACGATCTCGATCCACATCTCGCCGTTCTTGTCGGGTTCGACTTGCTTGGGGATTGCCGAGACCACACCGATGGAGCCGACCATGCCAGTCCGCTCCATGGTGATCTCGCTCGCCGAGCTGGCAATCCAGTATCCGGCCGAAGCGGCGGTGCCGGCCACATGCGCGACGACGGGCTTTGTCTTCGCCCCTGCATGCACCGTGTCGGCGAACGCGTTGATTCCCGACACCGCCCCACCCGGAGTGTCCATCAGCATCAGAATCGCCCCGATATCCTTGTTCTCGAGCGCAATGCGGAAATCGTTCTGGAGCATCGTGACCGACGAGGCGCCTGACATCTCGGTCATGAGATTCGCACGAGGAAAGATCGGCCCGGTGATCGGGAGGATTGCCACGCCGTCAATCACATATGCCCGATGAGCTCCAGCCAGCCGCGCCGCCGCGGGCCCGGCCATGGCCGCATAGTCGCGTTCCTGCCAATCCTGCCGCGCCTGCAGCTCGGGCGATGCGCTGTCGCGTCGCGCGACTGCGGCCAGGAGGTGGAGCCAAGACGGTTCGATCGCCCACGGCTCTGCCGTGAGCGCCTGATAGGCGCGGGTCATGAAGTTGGTCCTCTCAGTTGAGGTAGAGTGGTTCGCCTTTGGCACCGACGATCGACGCGACACGGCGCAGAACCTTGTGTCCGTTGACGCGATTCGGATCGAACGATGCGAAGGCCGGCATGGCATAGCGCACATCGCCTGGCATCCAGTAGGATGCGCTGCCGGGCCTTTGCGGATCGTCCTTCATCGGGTCTTCGCCGGCTGGCACCATGTTGAGCGGCACAAGATATTGATCGCCCTCTGAGCCGATCGTGTTTTCGTTCTCACGCTCGAGGACTTTGTTAACCGAGAGCCAGCCCCACTGCCGGCCGATCGCATATGCGCGGTACCGGGAGAGGAGATCGCCACGCATCAGCCCTTCGAGGTTATGCTCGACCTTGTAGGTTTCGCGCTCCGCCGGGGTCAGGCAAGTGGTGGCGATCGCGGATTCGACCGACTTCGCGAGTGCCGACAGCGGGCCCGTCACATAGTCGATGGACTGGTGCTCGATATTGTTGTTGGTCGCTCTCTCCAAAAGCCCGATCTTGTGCGGCGGCGTGCGGTACATCGTGCACGCCATCTCGGCGCCGAGCTTGCGAGTCTCCGTTAATTGTGTCTTCGAGGGGTCGAACGAGATCTCGCGCATCTTCATGCCGAGCTCGAGGATCGCAACCTTCCACTTGTTGCCGATGCCCGCATAGACACGCTCGATCCCAGCACGGATGCGTGCTGCGACCTCATCGTTCGGCAGCTTCTTGTCGTATTCGAGGATCATCGACGGCTGCGCGCCGTTCGCGAAGAAGGCCGCTGCGAAACGCTCGGCAGCGAGCATCAAGGCGACGGTTTCCTTGTTCTGCAGGATCGGCGAGACGCCGATGATGCCGCCGTTTTCCGCGCCGTCGTTGGAGTCGCGGTAGGCAACGTGGATGATGTCTTGCCAGGTCAGGCCACGCTCGATGCCGGTTTTCGACGTCACGTCGAAGAAGGGCTCGCCGTCATCGGCCCAGCGCGGCGTGCAGCGGCCCTGCTGAATCGGCGTGATCCTGTCCAGCCTCCCAGCATCGCTGCGCCAGGCGCGCGAATAGTGATTGCCGTGCGCCATTGCCCCATGGACCATGGCCTTGCGCCACCTGTAGGACGGGAGCCAAGGCGCCGGGCCGAACTTGAGCAATCGATACAGATCGTGGTCATCTCCCGGCAGAAAGCCTTTGTCGGCGCGCTTCTTGAGCTCGAGCGGTACCTTGCCCAGGTCTTCCGACTGCACCTGTACACAGGCGGCGATACCGGGAACTGTCAGCGCCTCCTGGACGGTGACGCGGATGCCGGTAGCGGACACAAGGCCGCGCTCCAGGCCCTTCAGCCAGTCGTCGACATAGCGGTCCTGCGCTCCAACGTCCGGCGTCCCGAGGAAACGCGAGAACCAGTCCATGCCTCACGCCCTCCCGGCGCGCAGCGCCCCGATCAACGCTGGGCCGAAGAGCATCAAACCCCCGATGACGAAGCCGAGAGGCGGATAATGCAGCCAAGCCCCATATCCGACGAGCGCAACTCCGGCGGCCGCGACGATGAATCTGGAGACGGCAAAAATCATGCCCACACCGGCAGCTGGTAGTCTTCGGAAAACGCTCCTGAAGCTTCCGGGTTGAGGCCCATCAGGGCAGCGGCATTGAACAGGGCCATCGCGACGTCGACCTTTCCGAAACCGGACTCGTCTCTTGCAACGCGCATTGCGGTGGGCGTAGGCACGATCTTGAGGTTGCTGACGCACCAGGTGAGCAGGAGCAACGCGCCGTGCCGGAAGGTGCCATCGGCCAGCTTGCGCTCGATCGTCTTGATCGCACCCATCAAGGCGATGCCCTGCCGGATGCCTTCGAGCGTCTCCGCGTCCTGGGTGATGCCGATGGCAGCCAGCGCATCGACGATGCCGCCGATCCCCGCGGCATCGACCCCGACCTGCGCGAGCAACCCGAGCTCCTCGATGCGCGCGACAAGGTCGACCACGAACTTGATGTCCGGCGCTAGCGTCTCGGGATCCGTGTCGGCCGGCGGCACGTCGGCGAGCAGCTCGATCAGGGCCGGGTCGCTCGCCTCCTCTTCCTCCTCGAGGCCGAAGCGGAAGACGGTGAGCTCGCCGGCGCGCTTGAAGGTCAGGTAGTCCGATGCATTCGCCTTGCGGCGCAGCACACCAACCGTCGAGATCAGCCCGTGCGCCCAGCAGAGCCAGCGTTTGGTCTCACGATCCCGGCCGATCACCGCCACGCCGAGGATGTCGTCCAGGCCGCCGCCATCGATCCCGACCGTCACGACTTCCGACCTGGCGAGCAGCTCGTCCAGCGTAAGCGTCGGCTCGAGGCCTCGTCCCCACACCAGCGCACCCGCCCAGCCATCGGAGCGCATGGCCATGCTCGGCTGCACGTTGAGGTGCTTGGCGTAGAAATTGACCAGAGCCGCCTGGCCGGCATGTTCGGCCTTCGCGCGCTCGTCGATCAGATACTGCTCGGAGACGGAGGTGCCGAGATTCGGGTTCGGGATGAAGAAGAATTCGCGCTTCTTGAAGTCGCCGCTGTCGATGAAACGCTTCGGATATTCGTAGAGCACGCCGAGGCTGCGCGGGTCGTTGATCTTGCCGTCGCGCACGCCACGGAAATAGTCGAGCCGCTGCGCATAGACGCCGGCAGGCGGACCGTCAGGCTTGGTCGAAGCTGAGATCACGAACCCCTCGGGACGTGAGGCCAGCCCGCCCTTGGCTTCCCGGATCATCGCGTCGGCATTGGCACGCTTGCCGAACAGCCAGAGCTCGTCGATGAAGAGCCCGATCGTCTTCTTGCCGCCGACGGTTTCGCTGTCGGCGGCTACCACCTTCAGGAACGCACCCGTATTGCGATGCGTGATCATCCTGAAGTTGGACTGGACGTGCAGAAGGTCTCTCGCCTCCTCGTCCGCGTTGACCATGTCGCGGGCTGGGAAAAACGAGTTGTCGGCGATCTCCTTGGTCGGCGCGAGGATGTAGAACTCGCCGGATTCGCGCCAGTTGCGGATCAGCGCAGTCGTCATCACGCCGGCCGCCAAGGTCGATTTGATGTTCTTCTTGGCGATGTCCAGGTGGAAGTCGTTTATGTAGCGGATGCCCGTTGAAGGGTCGTAGGCGCCAAACACGGTGCCTGCGAAGTCCAGCGACCAGGGGCGACACGCCTCGCCCATGGTCGGCCGGCCGGGCACGTCGACGATGCGCCATGACTTGAAGACATTGAGCGCCGACGCCGCCTCGGCCGGGAAGAGCGGCTCGAAGGGAATGAGCGATCGCCCTTCGGCGATACGCTGCTCCCAATCCACGCATGCCGTCGACCACCAGGGATCGAGTGGGGTCATTGCACGGTTTCAGCGAACATCTTCGGAGGCGCTGGGGTAGCCAGGCGCCCGACCGCGGCAGCTTGCGCGGCGCGCTGCGCCATCTCCTTCTTGCCGAGCGGCCGGTCGCGCTGCTCTTCGGGCATGCGCGCCTTGCCGACGGTACCAAGCCCGCGGTCCAGCAGCGCCTTGGAGGCCGACGCTATCGCGGTCTCGCTCGCGCCGTCTGCCGCGATTTTGCGCAGCACCTCGATAGCCAGATTGGCGTATTTGCGCGACTCGCTCCGGATCTCCGCTGTCAGCGACGTCGACTGGGCGGCGGTTGCCGGCGCCAGCATGAACGGGAGGAGGGCCGCATCGCCGCCGATCTCGACGGCAGGCTTGCCGTAGCCGCGGTCGAGAATCTCTTTCGCCGCCGTGATCTTCGCTGCCTCGCTCGAGCCATAGAACAGGAGCTTGACCAGCGCCTCGATCGCGTTGCGTGCATGCCGCTGGGCAACGCCGTCGATCTCATCGGGTGCCGGCGTCGCCAGCGCGCTGACCTGGTTGAGATGGCTCAGCGCCGACGGCTTGACGTAACCCTTCGGCTTCCGTCCAGCGCCGGGACGCTTACCGCCGCGGCGCGATTTCGCCGGCGCGCCCGGCACTTCATCGACCATCTTTGATTTCCCGTATTCAAACGCCGGTATTCAAACCCTCAGCACCGCGCCAAATTTTGTGCGCGTGACA